CTTCCACGCGCGGATGTTGTAATCGTTCCTGTTCTCCTCGCCGATGACGAGGATGGCACCGAGGCCACCGCGCACCATGCAGCCGTTGCCTCTGGCACACGCGATGCCGTTCGCGCCTACGCTGGACTTGCCTCTACTCGTGGCCGCGCCGCTATCGCCAGCCGTGGCCGCGCCGCGAAAGCCAGCCGTGGCCGCGCCGCTATCGCCAGCCGTGGCCGCGCCGCGAAAGCCAGCCGTGGCCGCGCCGCTATCGCCAGCCGTGGCCGCGCCGCGAAAGCCAGCCGTGGCCGCGCCGCTATCGCCAGCCGTGGCCGCGCCGTAGCTGCCAGCCGTGGCCGCGCCGCGAAAGCCAGCCGTGGCCGCGCCGTAGCTGCCAGCCGTGGCCGGTTTCCCAGCCTCTGCGTTGTTCTCGTTCGTACAATGCTCGCGCACATACTCAATCTGAGCGTTCACCAGATCGCGGATGCTCAACCTCGCGCCGATCTTGATGCGCTTGCCGACGATCTTCGTGTCATCGCTGCTGCGCTCGTCGCTCACCTCATCCAGCTCGACTTCGTGGTATACGCTGTCGGCGGGCGGGTAGTAGCCGAACACATCCAGCGGACGCTCGCAGGCATGAAAGCCGCTGCTGCACAGCTCGGCCTTGTCAGTCTCGAAGGTCTCGCCCTCCTTGTACTGAAAGCCGTTGCACTTCATGTCCTTTCCGAGTCCCTTGAATGCTCTCACGTTCTCTCCTCCTTGACAGGCCGGTGGCCTGTGGTGTACAATGGTCGTGGATATCCGGTCAATATCCGTTTTCTGCCTCTGGCGGTTCCGCTGATCCTCAACAGCGGAGCCGCTCTCTTTATGTCGGTTCAGTCAGCCCTACGCGCTTCATGAAGGCCGCGCCCAGCTCGTCGAAGCGCCGCTTCGCATCAGGATCGCGGATGGCCTCCATGAAGCTCCTGTACATGGTGTTTCCGATGCTATCCCGGATCACGTCCGGAATCTGCACGGTGTCCACCTTGATCGCGCTGGGTGAGTTGCCGGTCATGGGTTCACCTCCCTTCAAAAGTGGCATATCATGCGACTGCTGTTGTAAAAAAAATGGCAGTCGCCTCGGCTATGGTCAAGCCCAGCGCAGTGACGATCGCGTTCATCTCGCTGACGAGAAGTCCACCGCCGCCATCCTTCATCTTGCGGTAAAGGGTGGCGCGGTCAATACCGATCATCTCGGCCAGATTGGACATATTCAGTCCGCGCTCGACCAGCTTCGCCTTCAGCAGATTCACATTGATGCCGTTCAACGAGTTTCACTTCCTTTCTGCCCTGCCATCATCAGACCGGGTAGGGCGGCTCCCGGTGACGCCCCGGAGGGCGTTTCGGCTTTTAATAGGTGCACCATGCGCTCCATGCTGGCTCTCCGCGCCAGTCAAGCTGTGGAGTTCCGACATTGTTCACGGAGACGTGCCGCGCCTGCAAGGTGTAGATGCCGGGGCGCTTTGCCTGTAACTCTTTCAGCTTCTTGTGCGCCTCGTCGGTCGAGCGAGTGCGAAAGCACTCAGCGCCCTTCTTGTTGATGCGGTACTCGCTCACGGTCTTGCTCATGGTTCATTCTTCTTAATCCAGCGAATCGTAGTAGTTTGCCTCTGCTCTGACGTTCTCAATGTAGTGGTATGCCTCCCAATCCTCAACGCTCCAGTTGCTGCGCCCGATCTTGTTCAGACGCTCCATCTCTTCATCAGCCCATGTCTTCTTTGCCATTGTGTTCTCCTCTCTAGCGTTGATACCGCCCTCGTCTGTTGTTACCATTCAGTGCACACTTGCCGGTAGAAATCGGAGTAGCTTGCTGCGGTCATCGGGCTGCCTGCCAGCTGCTCGATGTACTCCCGATCTTCGGCATTGTCGGCCAGCATGATGAGGATCACTTCACGTCCCATCGCGTGCATCTCTTCCTGACTGGTGACGATTCCGAAGTCGGGAGCACCGGCAGCGCCGCACTCGAACTTCTCGCCGTTGGCGTCGATCGCGCTCTCCAGCGCCGCTTCGTTCAGCTTAATGATCTGTTCGCCCGTGAAGAACGGAGCCAGCTTTTCGGTGAAGTCTTCGTAGGTAATCAATTCGTTCATCATGTTCTCTGCCTCCTCAAAAGTCGCATTTCATGCCACACCAGTATAATACAACAGAATTGCGCCATTGTCAAGAAAAAAGTGGCGTAAAATGCGACTTTTTTATAAAACATAATCTTCGCGTGTTGCAAATCTGCGAAATATCATATATAATATTTGTAACAAGAGGAGGGGCTGTAGATGTCGCTTGGTGAGAGGATTAAAGCTCGCAGGAAGGCCATCGGCATGTCTGCGGATACACTTGCCGAACGTGTTGGCAAGGATAGATCTATCATTTTCAAGTATGAACGTGACGAGGTTTCGCCGCCGGTGAACGTTGTAGCGATGATGGCTGATGTTCTCGGTGTCTCTCCTGCCTATTTGGTAGGATGGGTGAATAACCCAGATCTGACATCAGAAGAGCTCGCCCAGATGGACGAGCCTGTGATGATGGAGATTCTGCATACTACGTCGAAGCTGCCGAAGAACGAGAAGACGGTCGTTCGTGACTATGCTCGATTCCTCGGACAAAAGCCAGCAGACGAATAAGGTCATCGTGAGACAGCCTCGGCAGTATCTCGATGATCTCTCGCTCGTATTCATCCATGACGGTGTGCACCTCCTTTTATTGATTCCTCCGGAGGTGGCTCCATTCTACCAAACCGAATTGACCAGAATATGACTTTGACAGATTCTGACGAAAGTTGTAAAAACGGGGGAGAGAGCGATGAAGAAAATAATGCCGGTGCTATTGGTTTTCGTCTTGCTGGTAGCTGTGGCAGCCATATCGAACGGATGCAAAAAGAAGCCGGAGACGGTCGTGATCACAGAGTATGACGTGCTCCAGAAGATGTTTATCGGTTTGTCCGCTGACACGATCGCCGACGATGTGGAGAAGCAGATCACGGAGAACGAGTTGAAATACGAGACGAAAGAATACACCGGGCCGCATACACTGGTATATACGATCGGTGAGGTATATGAGGAAGGTGAACGCCATCCTTTCAAATGCGATACAGTATCGGTGACTTTCAGCACTGACACTGGCTCGATAAAGAATGCCACCTATACACACGGGAGTGCAGAGGCTGTTCTTGTATGCGATGGTGACTACTGGGATTCTAGTACCGACAAGACAGGCACCGCAGAAAATGGATACTATGGCAGAGACATCATCAAGCACGACTATGAGAAAGTCAGCTCTGTCGAGGATGCAATCCAATACATTTATGATCATCAAGGATAGGAGATATCCATGCCGAAGCGCGAGAGACAACAGCCAGCCTTGACCGCCGCCATCTATGCCCGGTACTCGTCGACCGCACAGAACGACGCCAGCATCGAGCAGCAGATCGCGGAGTGCCTTCAGTATGCCACCGAGCACAAGATGGCCGTGGTGGCACAGTATGAGGACAGGGCAATCTCTGGCCGGAGCGACAAGCGCCCTGGCTTTCAACGGCTGCTCCGCGCTGCCGATCGGCATGAGTTCCAGATCGTCATCACCTACAAGTCGAACCGCATCAGCCGCAATATGCAGAGCGCCCTCAACTACGAGAAGCGGCTCAACGATGCCGGTGTGCGGGTGGTGTACTGCAAAGAATCGTTCAGCGATGACGCCACGGGTCGATTCATGCTCCGCATGATGATGAACATGAATCAGTTTTACTCGGAGAATATGTCCGAGGACATCCGGCGCGGCATGATGGACAGCGCGACGAAGGGTAAGGTCGTGGGTAGCGTCCCGTATGGGTATAAGAAGGGCGAGGACGGCCTCTATGCCATCGACGAGCCTGCCGCTGCGGTCGTGCGCGAGATCTTCGCCAGATACCTGAAGGATGAATCATTCGCGGACATCCGGAGGGACTTCAACGATCGCGGCCTGCTCACGAAGCAGGCGAAGCCCTGGACGAAGAACTCATTTCACAATATCCTAGTCAACGAGAAGTACGCCGGCGTGTACACATTCGGCGAGACGCGACTGGAGGACGGCATCCCCGCGATCATCAGTAAAGAGGTGTTTCACATGGCACAGAAGAAGGTGAACAGCGAGAAGCTGGTGCGCAAGCGGCACCGAGGCAACGAGGACTACATCCTCACAGGTAAGCTGTTCTGCGGCTACTGCCTCGCGCCGATGGTCGGTATGTCAGGCCGCAGCCACGTCGGGCGGGAGCATTTCTACTACGCCTGCCAGACGCGCCGCACGAAGCACACCTGCGACAAGCAGAACGTCCGGAAGGATGACATCGAGCAGAAGGTGGTCGAGATCGTCCAGGGTACAATCCTCGACGATAAGACGGTGGTCTGGATGGCGGACGCGATCATGGACGCATCCCGCCGCTTCAAAGAGCAGACGCGCCTCTCCGAGTACGAGAGTCACCTCCGCGAAGTGAAGAAGCAGATCGCAAACGTGATCCACGCGATCGAGATGGGCGTCGCTGGTGACGAGGTCAAAGAGCGCATGGATGAGCTGCAGGAGGAGAAGCGGAAGTACGAGGGACTGATCGCCATCGAGAAAGTGGCAGTGAAGGACTACGATCGGGTAACGGTGATCGGGTACATCGAGAGCATACGTCACGGGGACGCCACCGACAAGGAGTTCCAGCGGATGGTGATCCGCGACTTCATCAAGGCGGTGTATGTGTACGACGATCACCTGCGCATCGTGGTAGACTTCACCGGCGATGAGAACGCGATCGACGTACCATTCAAAGGCTCGGACAGCCCAACGGAGAGCGCGGACGGGTTCGCGCAAGGACTGATGAGGTGTACCATATCAGCCATAGGCGAACCTTTGACCGGGCAGAACTCCGTAGAGTTCACCGGTCATTGGTTTGTCATTACTTGGTATTTCGGAGACAACAGCGTAAAGCGATAGTAAATACGCAGGAGTGCCGCGGCTGCGCTCCTGCCTTTTTTGTCTTTTTCTGTCGCGCCCCGCCACAATATCACAGCATTCGGCAGCATCTGACCAATTATCCAGTATTCTTACAAATGCCAGACTTTTCGTGTGATTGCTGGTAGAATATTCCATGAAAGGAGCAATGGGCATGTACCGAATCGTTGTGAAGCTGGGAGGCAAGGTTGGCGAGCTGAACCTCTCAAGACGGGACTTGGCAGACTTATGTGACATCCGACCCGGCACAGCTGGCGAGTGGGTGAGCGGTTGCATCGAGCGCATCTCCCTGGTCGACCTTGCGCGGATCTGTGAGGAGTTGGAGATTGGAATTGAGGACGTGCTGGAGTTGCGCACCGGAGGCCAGCCGCCATCGCCTGAGGGCCGCGAGAAGCGGATCATGGAGAAGGTGTCAAAGCTCCGCAAGGTGAGAATTGAAGCGGACCGTGAGCGCCGGCAATTCAAGGCCGAGGAGGCCAGACGCAGGATCGAAGAAGAGATCATGCGGCGACAGCGCCACCGCCGTCCGCGAGTGTAAGAGAGAAAGGCTCCGGGGTTGATGCTCCCGGAGTTCTTTTTGTGCGTCAGGCCAGCGTGAAGCGGATGCCCTGCACTTCGCTCGGCGTCTCCTCGATCCAGCGGCTGTCCTGCTTGGTGATGGTACAGAGGCCGGTCATCGTGCAGCCGTTCGCGGCGAGGGCGTGGAGATTCTCCATGAGTGCGGTGCTGTGCCCGGTGACCACGAAGCTGTGGATGCCAGCATCGCGCAGGGCGTTGACGAAGTCCGCGACCTCACCGTCCCAGAGGAAGTCGCTCAGCTCCAGCTCGTCCAGCTTGTAGCGGAGGCTGTCAGCCCATGCGCGGTAGGCTTTGCAGGCTCCCGACGGGAAGGGGAAGGTCGCTGCGGCGTCCTCCTCGTACCAGGCGCGGAGCTCGTCGCTGTCCCAGCCGTAGGTGTCGATGATCTGCTGCTTGCGCTGTCTGCGCTCCACTCGCGCCTCCTCGTACTCGTGGCCGAGGCGCTTCAGGTTCTCGAAGTAGGTGTTGTTGGCGTTCATTCTCGTCTCCTCCTCAGTGGTTCATCGCCCAGGCGATGGCGTGGCCGTCATCCTCGAACTCGACCTCGCTGACAGCCGCCAGCCCGATCGCGCTCTCGCAGTCGTGGTCGCCACCATCCAGAAATTCGTAGGTCGCGGCGTAGTAGCAGGGCTTGTTGTGCTGGTAGTAGTATCCAGCCACCAGCACCTTCTCGCCGAAGGTCAGGGTCTTGCTCCAGCGGCAGGCGAGGTCTTCCGGGGTAGTGGGGTTCGGCAGGCGGTACTTTCTCATTCCTTCGTTGATCGTCATTGTGGTGCGCTCCCTTCGCTTTTGTTGTACACAGTATGCCATAGAACGCAGCGGAGAAGGTGTACTTGTAGATAACTACCCGATAACTCTGTACACTTTCCGAACGCGATCAACGCCGTACACCACATTCAGTCCGCAGCCGTTTCGCCACTCCATCACGAGGTCGCCAGCGTCATCCACGGCCACCACCTCGCCGATCGTGCCGACCGGGGGAGACTGGGCATCGTCCATCTGCACCAACTCCACGAGGGTGCCGGCTGGGTATTCCCGCCGAAGCCTCTCGACCGTCTCTCTGCTCGGAAAGATCATGCGTTCTCCTCCTTCTTCGCGTCCGGCCGCCCGTACCTGAATGCCGAATTGCCGGGGAGATTCCGCAGCATATACTTGCGGAGGGCGCGGTGGTCATCGCCGCCGAAGCCCATGCGAATCAGCCAGACCCGCATCGCAAACTTCGGATTGTCCTCTTCGCGGGGCTTGCAGATGATGCGCTTGCTGCCGTTGGCGAAGCGGCACAGGCCGCTGATGAACAGCGAGGCGAGGCGCAGCTCGTCCGGCTCCAGTATCCCGAACCATGGGAATGATACTGCCTCATCGCTGACCGTGATCTCCGTGGTCTCGATGCCGAAGGATTGCTTGAGCAGCGCGGCCTTTGCCGTGATCAGCTTTTTGAGGTTCTCCACACCGGCGTCAGTCATGATCTTGCGCGGCACCGAGATCGTCATGGAGCTGGGCTCGTCGGCCTCCGGCTCCTCCGCAGGGGCTTCGGGTTCCTCGGTGGTCTGCACCGGGACGTAGCCCTTCGCCGCAAGCTGCTCGATCAGGTTCTCGATCGAAGCGTCCGCAATCTGGTCGCCCACTTCGATGTTGCCGCCGCGTGTGACTGTCACAGCGCCGATCTCGTAGGCGTAGGTGGGAGTGCCGAGGTAGCGGGGCTTGACGCCCAGCAGGCCGCCTATGGCCTTGACGAAGGGCTTTCTGGTGTCGCCGGTCTGGTTGTAGGTGATTGTCTTCATGGTTCATCCTCCTTTTTCTTTGCGGGGCTATGCCCCTTCGGTGTGCACATGATCGCTCTACTGGCACACAATATCAAGGTTGTGTGTGCGTTGTTTCTGATACGTCCATGATAACGCCAAAAACGCAAAAAAGGCCCCCACCGCAAAGGGTGAGGGCCTCGATTCATGTTCAGATACTTCGGCTTATTCGCCGTCGGGAGGCTGCTTGTTATACTGCGCCGTGCTGATGCCCAGCAGAGCGCCCAGGAGGGTGCAAATGACGGCGCTGGTCTTGGCGACCTCGTCCGCATAAGGCCAGCCCCAGATCGACGCCAGACCGACGTAGGCGACCGTCAGAGCGGGGAGAGCGATCATCACGATCCACTTGAGGACATCGTATACCTTGTTGCTCAACATGAGAATACCACCTTTCGTATAATTATACTTGCACGTTTTGCATGATTATGTAAGGTTTCGCGGTTAAACTTGCACGAGTGTAAAACCGGACATGGCGTGTCCGGTCATTCGTGGGTCAGAAATCCACCCTTGGCTTTCACCTTGGCATAGGTGTCGCGGATGTACTGCATCGCCACATGGCCTCGGTTGTTTCTGTATTCCGGGTGGCTGGAGCAGTACGTCTCGTATGCGTCGATATCATCCAAGATATCCTCGAAGTGGCTTTCTGAATGCCTGCGTCCCTCACATATCTCGTCATAGAAGCGGAGGATGCGGTATCGCTGGCTGTTCGCCTTGGTGGCTTCGTAGTCCTTCACATGAGAGTTGAAGGATGCCTCCATCTTGTCGATGCGCTTTTCGGTCGCCTCTGTGCTCGTCTTGATGCTCTCCTGCGTCTTCTTCCGGTTCGATACGATGGTGGGTATGATCGCAATGAGCGCCACCGCGATATTACCGATCACGCCGAGGAGCACGGTTAACCATTCCATTATCTGACACCTCCATCAAAGATTTAGACCACCTTCGAGTACTTCCCGCTGATCCATGCGTTCTGGTTCTGGTACTCTACCAGATGCCAAGGTGTGCCGTCGATGGTCTTGTCCTGTCCCTGGTAGGGCAACTCATCGCCCTTGTGCACCACGCCGAGGACGCGCGTCCCGGACGTGCCCGGTGCGCTGCGGACGTTCACAGCGCCGCCGGTAACGACCACCTTCTGCGTGGGCGTCGGCGTAGGCTCCGGTGCAGGTGTGCCGCCGGTGAAGAACTCCAGCGGCTTCGTGCCCATGAGCACATCCAGATCGACGTCACCAGAGACACCGGCGATCGTGCCAGTGCTGGTATACTGCCACATATCGCACGGATGCGTCGGCGGCTTCGTGGAGTACTTCGGAATCCAGATGTACTCGAAGTGCGAATAGTCGATCGCCCAATCATCATACTTCTGGTTGGCGACATAGGCCGCGACACGAATCTCGCCGGGACCTTGCTCACGGCACAGCCGCCGCAGCTCGTCCTCGAACACCTGCGCAATGTGCGGAGCATCCTTGTCGGCGATGCCCCATCCGGCCTCCATGTCGAGCACCCAGAACAGCGGCCAGTGGCCGCCGGCCTTGACGGTGTCGAAGTACAGCTTCGCGTCGCGCTTCGCCTCATCCTCCGTCAGGCAGTAGAGGTAGCTGTAGACGTGGAAGGGCACACCATGCGCCACAGCTCCGCGCACGTTGTTGGCGTACTGTGTGTCCGAGCCATTGCGGTAGAGACCGCTGGCCTTGATGATGACGAATGCCAGCTCCGGCGCGAGCTTGTCCCAGTCGATCACGCCTTTGAATCTGGAGACGTCGCATATTTTCTCGCCGCGCTCGGTAGTTGTGGGAGTGGTTGTGTCAGTTGTGGGAGTAGTTGTAGGAGCATCATCATTATTCTGGAAGAAGCAGAAGAACTGCTTGCGCTGCTCCTGGAAGTCTGCCCACTTCTGCTTCTTGCGGCTGCTGCTGGCCGGGTCGTTGGCGTAGACGTAGGTGGCATCATACTTCCAAATGCAGATATAATGCCCCTGAGTTGTCCAGTAGCCTTTGCCCATGTTTGCCACGGCATAGCCGCCGGCATCCAGACACTTCTTCAGCGTCTCGATGGACTTCGTCGCCACCATCAGAGGATAGTTGAACGGCGTCATCAGGTGGGTGAAGAAGGTATGCGCGGTGCCGGAGTTGTTGGTACGGTCGCCCCATGCCACGGCCATCATCGCCAGATCATACGGGTCGATGGAGCTGTCGCGGGTGAAGTTGATGATGTCGGCAGCACTCGTCGGACCGCAGGCGCTGTTTGCCATCGTCTGATTCGGGTCGTTATGATTGCTGTACATCTTGCTGCCCCATCGTTTGTCGCCCTGTTTGAAGTCCGTGGGCTGCACGAACTTACCCGGCGTAGGCTGCGGCGTAGGCTGCGCTTCGCCGACGATCAGCGAGTTATAGGTCTTCGGTCCGCAGATACCGTCTGCGGACAGTCCTGCGGATGCCTGGTAGGCCGCGACGGCGTTCTTCGTGCGGCTGCCGTAGATCGCGTCGGCGGTGATGCTCGAATCGAGCATGAGTTGAATCGCCAGCGTGTAGCCGCTGATGCGGTTTTTGCTGGTGGAGCACGTCGGTGCCTGCGCGGCGATCGCCGTCCAGGTTTTCTGGCCGATCTCCTTGTCGGGAGTCAGTCCATGCGCGGTCTGGAAGGTGCTGATGTGCTCGGCAAAGCCCTCGTCGAAGGTCTGGTGCTGCTTGACGAATGCATCGGCGTCGGCGACCTTCGCGCTCACCTTCACATAGCCGGTGAGTAGCTTGGCAACGACAACGAGGCGGTCGACGTCGCCCTGTCGGATGGTCTTAAACATCGTCGGCCACCTCCACCTTTATGGGGTTGCCGTGGCCATCCAGCCTCCAGACGGTGTCCTCGAACACGTCGCAACTGTCCTCGGCCTCATACTCGATCTCAGGTTTCTTCGGTTTGCTTGCCATGTGATGTCCTCCTCTCTGTTCTAACGAAATAAAAAGCCGCCCTGGTGGGCGGCAGGTGACACGGCGCGATCAAATCACACAACGCTCGTGGTCGTGCTTGACATCGGCGTTGTCGATCTGCGCATAGTACATGGTCGTTCTGATCTCTGCGTGACCGACCATCTTTGACACCTTCTCGATCGGCATCCCGTTGCGCAGCGCGGTGCTGATCGTCGTATGCCGGAAGATGTGCGGCGTGATCTGGATACCGACGAGGCTGAAGCATCGATCGGATATCTGCCGGACGATCTTCTCTACAGCCGCGCGGGTGAGCTTGCCGTGAGGCTTGCGGTCGGAGACGAAGAGATACTGGTTGTCATCGGTACGTCTGGCGAGGTAGTCGGTGAGCGACACGATGGCCTTGGCGTTCAGGAACACGGTGCGGTACTTCCCGCCCTTGCCGAGTATCTCCACGGTCCCGTTGTCCCAATCCACATCTGACTTCTTCATGCCGCAGAGCTCGCTCACTCGGCAGCCGGTGGAGTAAAACACTTCGATGATTGCCTTCTCCCGCGGCTCCCACAGCTTCTTCCTCACATATTCCATGTGAATCTGCGAGAGCGACGGTTTCTGCTTCACGGTGTACTTGAATGGGTGGATGGTCAGGCACGGGTCGCGCTCGATCTTACCCTCGGCATACGCCCAATGAAAGAAGCCAGCGATCACCGATCTGATCTTGTCGAGCGATCGGGTGCTGACTTCGCGGCTATGCTGGTACTGGTAGAGGTAGGCTCGGACGTCATTGGTGCGTACATCCTCTATCCTCTTCTTCGCCGCCATCAGGAAATTGAGCAGCATGGTATGGTAGTTGGTGAGTGTCTCCTTCGAGTAGCCCTCCAGGCTCTTGCAGGCCATGTACTCCAGCAGGACATGCTGGGCGGTCAGCTCGATCGGGATGAGTGCGGTGCATCGCTTGGTGACATCGAAGTCGCCGCCGATCCTGTCTACCACACTCATGACGCGCCGCAGGGCATCGTCATCGATGCCGGTCTGCACCAGCTCCCGAAGCATCGTCAGTCTGAACTCATCGAACATAAAAGCGCCTCCTTCGTTTAATATGGGTAGTGCCATATTAAAAACGAAAGAGGCGTATATCAAGGTCGAGACGGATATGAAACCTTGTCTTTTCGGAGACAGCCCTGATGCCGGTTAGTCAACAGTCTTGCTCTATTGCTCGTTTCGTAATATGACCATATTGTGACATTATATATTGATTTATACAATGGTAATTATCTGCAAATAACTAAAATAATACAGTTATTTTTCAAGATAATAAATAATTATATCACCAATAGACGTGTTTTTAACGATTGTTCCGGTTGTAAAATTATACGCTTGAAGAATCCAATTATTATTATAATGACCAACACAAACTACTTTTGCAGTTGACACAGCAACAAACACACAAATAATTGCGGTTGATGCCGTTGATAGGTTTGTGCTAATCCCGCCGTTTGCATCCGTTGTTACACTTTGAAGCGTCTTTGATTTTACCAACGCCCCAATCTTGTCATTAAGTGCTTTCCCCTGCGCCGCGCTCAACGGTTGATCAGTCGCCGTACTGGTCAGATTGTTGACTATATCCGAGGTATTGACCTTCGCGCCAAGCTCCGCACCGACGGTAGTCGCGGTCCAATGCGCGGAGTTCCACGCCTCGGCGGTGGCGATCGCCGTCGTGCATTTGTAGAGCTTGTTCTCGTGGATGCAGTAGTCGCCCACGTCATAGGTCGCCGTCGCGTCGTACTCGTCCGAGAGCTGCTCTGCCAGATCCAGCAGCGCAGCGTAGACCGCATCCGAGGTTATGAGCTTGTTGCTGTTCTCGGTCGGCGCGGAGTCGGGAGCCTGCCACACACCGGCGCTGGACAGGTAACGCTCACCGCCAGCAGACGGGGCGGGGACATAGCCTGCGCTGCCAGCCTGCTGATCGGTCGCGCCGGTGTACTGTGCGTAGTCCTCAGCGTCCAGCTTCAGGCCGAGCGCGGCGAACACACCGCCGGATTCGACGGGGTTGTTGCTGTTCTCGGTCGGCGTGGAGTCGAAGGTCAGGACGTCCTGCTTCGTCGGGTCGTGGGGAGTGACGGTCAGCGTCGCGCCGGTCGACAGCGTGATGGTGATCGTGCCGTTCGTGTTGTTGACCGTGAAGCCGCTGACAGTCGCCAGCGTGGCCTTGAGCGTACTCCACTTGATGGCGTAGTTCTTCGAGCCGTCATCGATGACGAGCAGATCATTGTCATCGATGTTGTTGGTCAGTGTCAACTCGGATATGTATTTGAGGGCCATTCTATTCAACTCCTTCTAATGCCAGGACAGCAGCTGCGGCTCGGAGTGGAACGCCAGCTCATTGCCATCGTGGTCAATCATCTGGTTATCGTCGTGGTCGATCCAGTTGTAGTTACTGATGCCCAGGAGGTTGAGGATGTACTCCACGTCGCGGGGGAGGTTCTCAATCCCCAAGTCCTCCAGCGTCAGGTTGTGCGGGTTGCCTGTGGTCTGCGAATGCTCATAGGCGGTCTGTCCGAGATCGCCATAGAATGCGGTGTTGTGGGTCGTGCCGAGCATGACCTCTGACCAGTGGTTGAGCTTGTCGCAGATCCTCTTGATTACCTTCGAGCTGCCCTTGTAGTCGATCTTGTAGGTGTATAAAGACGGCATCTGCGCTCACCTCCGATCAGTCGCCGCTCTCTTCATCGACGTCGGTCAGGGTGTACACGATCTTCATCGTCTGCGCCGAGGTCTTGGTGATGGATTCTTCGAGGTTGTTGATCGTGCCGAGGTAGTTCGGTGCCCAGTTGCGGTAGACTTGCGTGTAGGGCGAACTCTGATAGTAACGCCACATCAAAAGGTCATCGTCGCAGGTGCGTACATTGTTCCACTTGTTCTGATTGTCTTCTGGGTAGTAGTTCGAGTTCGAACAGTACGACACGTCATTGACTACATAGTAGCCATCCGGGTACATGATGCCGCCGAGGTAGTTGTAGCTGGATGCGGTATAGTGATAGACCATAAACCAGACTATACCGCTATGAAGCATCCAGTAGCGGAGATCATAGATGTAATCATCCACTGCGGAGTCGATGATACGAATGGACGAGGATGCCGCCGCATTGCTCAGATCAATCTTGACGATGGACTTTCGGTCATTGCTGATGCGGTAGAGGATGCCATTATAGACATGACCATAGACTCGGTTAGCATACCACATTGAGTAGGTCGTGCCGCTGGCATAGTACGACGTGCCGGTGACGAGCTGGTGCACCTCGCTCTTGACGTAGTTGTGCTCCTCGTCACCGTTGTACTGAATGGTGAAGTAGGTCACATCGTAGTCGTAGTCCTTATAGGTGCGGTTTACGCCATAGAAAACGCAGTAGATATAGCCGTCATGCCCGTCCTCGTACATTTGCGGGTTATCGGCATACACGTCCTGAGTGTAGGTTTGCGTATGCTGCGCATTGTTGTAGTAGGTGTAGGTGCAGACCTTCGTATTCCAGCTTGCGATGACCTCATACGTCCGGGCGACATTAGAATAGTCGCCCACGCCGAATTTCAGCGATGGAATCTTCGTCCGCGCCAGCCGCATGACGTGGGTGGAGCTGTCGCCCTTGAGCAGATACAGGTACTCGCCATCATAGCGGATGGGATACCATGAATTGTCGTTGGTAGGCACTCCCGCATCGGTAGTTACATCGCTCGGTCCGGTGGTGAACACGAGCGGACACTGACCGCCATAATGAGACGTTCTTGCCACACTGCGGATGATACCGTTCGCCTGGTGGGTGCCGAAGTCCCAGACAGAGACATAGCCCTCGGCGGTCTTGCCGCTCTCGGAGGCGTTGTAGCTGCCGCGGTACTTGTCCGACGTGTTGGTATCCTGGTTGCCATAGGCCACCAGATGAGCCTCGGCGGGGAAGTGGATATTGTCCACGTCCTCCGTCAGCTCATCGTCAAACAGCATGATCCCGCCGAGCAGGTTCGTAGCAATCGGCAGGATGCGGTCGTTCGGCGCGTGGTTCATCGCCATCTCGATGTTGATGATTTTATCGATCGCGGAGGTGACGAGGTTGTTGTCCTCGTGAATCTCCTGCTCACCCGTCTTGACGTTCGTCAGGATGATCTTAGTCTTTCCTTTCATGTCACTCGTACACCTCCGTTGATATTGTAATGCTCTCCAGCGTGGCATCGCCCTGGAGGATGGCCTCGACCATGATCGTGCCGTTGGTGAGCATGAGCGCCCACTCCTCCTCAGGTATCGCCGCCATGACGCTCTCCGTCATGCCGTAGCCGCTGATGTGCTGCTGCCAGCCGCTGGCGTAGCTGTACCATGTATCGCCGCTGTCGAAGCTGACCAGATATGTCACGTTGCCCGTGTTCGGCGTGTGAACAGATGTCATAGTGACCACCTGCGTCACATCGCAGTCGGGCGTAATTACGAGGCCGTCCTCGCTCTGATCGCTGACCTTCCACACCTTGCCGTCAATATCCACATTGACCTGCCAGCACTCGTCCGTGCCGTAGATGGTGGAGAACAGATGCACAGAGCGCGGCGTGACCTCCGTCGTGAACGGTCGCAGCATCGTGCTGCCGAAGCTACGCAGCGAGAGGCTGTCGAAGAAGCGCCCCTTCTCCGGTCTGTCGGTGTCGCCCTCCACGTCGCTGGAGAAGCTGCCGTGGATTCTGCCGAAGTCGTAGCGCACAAACTGCTGGCTGATCTTGACGGAGCCGTCCCAGGCATCGTCGCCCACGAGGCCCATGCCAGCGATATAAGCGCGGCAGTCGCCATTGGCGATCCACGCCTCGCCGCCAATCAGCTCCAGGTAGACCATGAACTCACTCGTCAGGCCTGCGGAGCTGCGCCACGTCCAGAGCAGATGTAACAGGTGCGTCCCGTCGAACTCCTGCTCGATCGGGTAGTACTCGTGCCATTCGTACTCGTCCAGCCGATAGGTCACTTTCAGCTTCGCGTCGTGCTCGGTGTAGGTGTCCTCGGCCTGGTCATAGCTTTCGGTGGTCGCCAGCAGGTACTTCACCTCGGCGTGAAAGTCGACGTGCGTCGACTTGACCGTGGCATACTTGATATCGATGATCTTCGCGCTGTGACCGTCGGCGATGTGGTAGTCCCCGTCGTTCACATAGTCGTAGTAGCTGATCTCGTTCTCGTTCGCCCTGGACAGCAGACCGGAGATGTCCTTGTCGGTCTTTGATCGAGCATTCGCCAGCGCGGGATTATCGCCCACGCCCTTCACGAGGTAGCTACCGCCATACGTCCAGTCATACTGTGTGACACAGTATAGCTTCGTGCCATCTGCAGCGCCATTGGAGAACACCAGCACGTCGCCCAGGTCGTAGGCAGGAGAGCCGATCATGGTGACTTCCATCGGGACATACCGGATCACCGTCAGCGCGTCCAGGATGGCTCTGCGCTCGTTTGCGAGGTAGTCGCTGTCACCGATCTGGAGCAGGGGATTGGAGCCGAGATTGTAGGTCAGGCCATCGTCCGGCTGCACACCATAGTATGTCGTGGTCTGGTCGCTGATATTGACGCAGCTCAGGCCGGTGTAGCGCGTCTCGAAGTCGGAGAACTTCGCGCCGACGTAGCGGTGCTCATCGTCGATGGTGTCCACAGGCTCAATGCCGTAGGCGCGGAGTTCCAGCTTGCCCTCGCGGTTGATCGTGGCGAAGGTGCCGGTGGTCTGTGCGCACCAGCTGATCAGGTCGCGCCATGTCTCCATGTCGTTCTCCGGATACAGCGGCATGATGCGGTTGCCATTCGGCAGCGCGTTGATCTGCTGCTCCGTGGTTGCCAGGCCGACGCCGCAGGCCGTGCAGGCCAGCGACAGGTAGCCGAAGATGTCGAGCTGTTTCTGGTTGGAGGCCAGATGCAGCGTCCGGTCGAACTTCGACATATTATCGTAGGCTGTGACCTCGATGCCGAATGTAGTCCAGTTGGCCTCGGTGACATTGAACACACCGAGAGGGACGGGCTCGTAGCCGTCCGAGGTCAGGAGTTCAAAGTGCGGTGTTATGACAGCGCCGTCCATCACATACCGCTGAAGGTTCATGTCGAGAAAGACAGCCGTCAGCTCGGCGGTGTAGACCGTGCCGATCTCCACGTTATCGTTGCCGCTGCACGAGTTGCTGATGCGGAAGGATCCCTTCTGGATGTTCGCCTCGGTGAAGTACTGGCGACCGCCATTCGCAAGGATATTACCGCCCAGCTTGTGCTGCTGCACAGGCCTCTTCATCGCCTCTTTGAAGGCTTCGCTTACTGCATACATGGACTAAATCTCCGTGATCGTCGCACCGACCTCATACAAGCCATTGACGCCACCGAGCTGCTGACGCGCCTTTGCTTTGTGCGTCTCGCCGGTGACGTCGAACTGGCAAATATAAGCTGAGAGCGTCGATGCGCTTGGATAATAGACTTCGACTGTTACCGTGTCGGCGTTACGGTAACTCCTGAATCGCTCCACCCACTCGCCTGACAGTTTCCACTTGCCCTCGATGGCGAGCTTGGTGACACGGGTGACGATGACCTGCGTCGTGCCTGCCTCGGTCTCGTTCTCGCTCTTGACCTTCGTGGCGACGAGGTTCAGGTCGCCGTCAGGTTCGGGGAGCCAGACACCATTAACCTTGATCAGATTAACCATTTATCTGCCCCCCGATCTATAGTTATTTCTCTGGATCGCGTCGACCACGATCGTCTCAATGCGGCGCTGCCCGATGTACACGGGGATGGTGATGTCGCCGCCCATGCCGCCGGCAGCCGCCACGGCCTCGCCGATCATGGCGCGGAGGGATTCAACGCCCACCACGGCCTCCGGACCAGCGTCACCGCCGCCCAGCAGCGTGTTGCCCTTCGCTCCGAAGATCGTCGGACTGTTCAGAATCATGCCGTCCTGCATGGCCTTCTTATACCAACTGACGCTGATCTTCGGGATGCTCGGCGGGTTCAAAGAGAACGATCCAGAGATGGAGAAGTGCGGCAGCTTGATTTTCGGGAGCGACCAGTTGAAGTTGACGAGGCTTTTCAGCTTGTCGACCGCGCTCTTCACGATGTTCACCGCGCCATCCCAGATACTCTTCATGGTGTTCTTGATGGCGTTCAGAGCATTCGAGACGGTATTCTTCGCGGAATTGAAGCCGTTGGAGATCGCGCTGCCGATGTTGCTGATTACCTCGGAGACGGTCGACTTGATGGTGTCCCACACATTCGAGAAGGTAGTCTTGATGGTGTTCATCGCGTTCGACACGGCCTCTTTGATGCCGTTCAGCTTGCCGCCGGTCAGGTTGTTGATGAAGTCAAAGGCCAGCGTGAAGTAGCCCTTGATGGCCTCCATCGCGCCTGCGACAATGCCCTGGATGCCGCCGCCGTTCTCCTCGTAGGCGGACTTAATCGCCGACCACTTCTCGCTGACGGTGGTCTGGATCGCGTCGTGGACCGTGCCGACGGTGTTCTTCACGCCGTCCCAGACGGTCTCTGCCGCGCCCTTGATGCCGCTCCAGATGTTCGACAGCCCACTCTTGATGCCGTTCCAGACTGTGAGCGCGGTGTTCTTGATGGTGTTCCATGTATTCGTGAAGAAGGTGGAGATGCCAGTGAATACGGCTGTCGCCGCACTCTTGATGGAGTTCCAGGCGTTCACCAGGAAGGACTTGATCGCGTTCCATGCGACCGTGACGGCGGTCTTGACGGTGTTCCAGAGGTTGATCCAGAAGTTTCTAAATGCCTCGGAGTGGTTCCACAGGTAGATAAAGCCGGCGACCAGAGCCGCTACAGCCGCGATCACAAGGATGATCGGGTTGGCAGCCAAGACACCCCAAAGCGACTTCAGAGCGCCGCCCAGCGTCCCCAGGATGCCCTTGATCTTGCCGATGCCGCTGACGATCGTCGGAGCCAGCTTCATAATCGCACCAACACCCTGCGCCATCTTGCCGACCATGATCAGCACCGGGCCAGCAGCAGCCACCAAAGCGCCGATTGTAACGATCACTCGGCGCGTCCCGGCGTCGAGGCTGTTCAGCCAGTCCACAAACTTCTGGATACCGGCGATGATCGGCGTGAGGAACTCCGCGACGGTCTTGCCCAGCGTGGTGATCAGCACGTCCAGAGAGGACTTCAGCTTTTCGATGGAGCCGCCGAAGCCGCCCATCATTGCCTCCGCCATCTCGTCAGTCGTGCCAGCGCAATGCTCCAGGCTGTTGGACAGCTCATTGACGTCCTCCGGCGCGGTGTTGATCAGCGCCAGCCACGGCGACATCTGATTCTTACCAAAGATTGCAGATGCCGCGGCGATTTGCTCGGATTCGGACAGGTTCGCAAAAGCATCATGCAGCTCGCGCTGAATCGTGATGCTGTCCTTCATGCTGCCATCGGCGTTGGTGACGCTGATCCCCAGCTGCTCCATCATGTCCGCGCCCTGCTTGGCGGGAGATACGAGTTTGGCAAGGCCGGTTTTCAGAGAGTTCGCGGCCTTGTCGGCGTCAATACCATTGTTCGCCATGACGCCCATGTACAGCGCGGCATCATTGACGGAGTAACCAGCGGCATTAAAGACAGGCGCAGCCACAGACATAGCATTGGACAGACTATCGACGTCCAGTGCGGAGTTGTTACAAGCGGCAGCGAACACGTCAGCATACCGCGAGGCATTGCTGAAGGAGTCACCGAATCCATTGATCGTGGCGACCAGGCCAGCGGAGACCGTGTCGAGGTTGCCGCCCTCACCAGCCGCCAGGTTCATGGCGGGAGCCAGGGCGTCGGCGGCCTGTTCGGCTGTCAGGCCAGCACGGGCGAAGTTGAGCGTCGCATTGGCAGCGTCGCTCATGCCGTAGGTCGAATTGGCAGCGGCCTGCGACATTGCCTTCTCAAGCAGCTCTGCCTGCGCTGTGGTGTTGCCCATTGTCTGGTTGGTCAGCGTCATGATCTTGTCGACGTCGGCGTACTTCGACGCAGCGACCGTACCAAAGCCGATCATGGCGAGGGATGCCGGCATGATGGCCTTGCCGGCGTTCTCTAAGCCAACGCCGACCTGCTGCACCTTCTCGCCAGCAGCGGCGACCTTCTGGGCAGACACGGAGCCGAACTTGTCCATCTCCTGATTGAGCGACTTCAGTTTCTGCTCCGTTTCCGCGATCTCACGCTGGAGGGCGTCCCATTCAGCGGTGCCGACCTGCCCATTGTCCATCATCTGCCTCTCGGCTTCGCGCAGCGTCTGTAGGCGCTGTTTCGTGCTTTCGATGGACTGGGTCAGGTTCTTATATTTCTGCGTCAGTAGCTCCGTGTTGCCTGGGTCTACCTTCAGCAGCTTGTTGATGTCTCTGAGGTTATTCTGGCTCTGTCGCGCTGTCCTGTCTACATCGGATAGTGCTTTCTTTAGACCAGTAGCATCGCCGTCGATCTCGATGGTAATGCCCTTGATGCGTCCGCCAGCCATGTCATCACCCCCGTGTTAGAATTTATCGAAGTCCGCCTGTGTCGCCAGCTCGGTGTAGCTGTCCGATTCCTGATCGTTCGCGGACTCGACGATCATGTCGAAGATGATGCCCTCGTCCAGCTCCTCCATCTCCGCGATTGATAGTCCGATCTGCTTCGCACGAAGCACATATAGCGCCGTGTTTACTGGTCGATCAGTCGGTCTTCTTTTTTTTTCTGGATACTGGACGTTGTACGGTTGTGCATATACAGCATGATGAAGTCCATCGCCTTCGTGAGGAACTCCATCGTCTCGAACTGCTCCAGCCAGTCCAGATAATCATCAAAGTTAAGGTTGCGCATCTCTCTGCGCTCGGCTGCCGCGTTCATAATATAGGCCAGCTGCGAGACCGTGTTCATCTCGCCGGAACTGACCACAGATATCAACGCGCCGATCTGTTCAGGTGTCAGCTTGTCGAGGCCGATCTCTGTCTCACCCTCGGCCTGCAGCGTGCTTGCCGTCTGCAAGAGGCTGTTGACGTTCTCCATGCCGATGGCGTTCAGAAGGTTGCCGATGCTTGCCACAAGCTCCTTACCAAAGACCATTCGATATCTCAAAGCCGTCGCTCCGTTGGCGACGAACGGGACGGCCTTCTCTGTGCCGTCCGCCATCTGGATCATAATATCCCTATACATTCATCTATCCCTCCACGATATACAGAAAAGCCCCGTGGCGTGAACCACGGGGCGTCAGTCATTCATCAGCCCTGGGCAGCCGCGTTTACGGTGATGGTCTTCAGCGCATAGATCGACGGCGTAGCCGTGATCTTGCACTTGATCGTCGCAGTACCGGCAGCCACAGCACTCACGACGCCGCCGCTGGTGACGGTGGCGTTATCGGTGTCGAGAGACTCCCACGTCACGGACTGACCAGCGGGAGTGGTCGTGGCGGTCAGCGTGATGCTGTCGCCGTCCACAGTGACCTCGTCCGGACCGCTGATGGTGATGCTGTTCAGATTGCCAGACGGCACATACACGGTGTTGTACCAGTTGGCGTAGGTGGTCGCGTCGGTGTTCTCGCAGCTGCGACCCTTGACGATGGTCTTCTCCAGAGACGGGACATACATCGGCGATGCGGTGATCGTGATGCTCTCGGTCTGGACTTCGGTCTCGTCCTCCTTCGTCTGGGAGCCGACGCTCGGACGGGAGGCGGTGCAGTTGTACATGACGTGCTTGATCTGGTTGATGTCGCCATCAAACTCAAACAGCAGCGCGAAATGTACGCTCTGCGCGTCCGCGTTCTCCACCAGGACGCCCTTGCTGTCCAGGTAGTCGCCCATGATGTCGATGCGGAAGTCCTCCGGAACCATCGCGCTCTCGAAGTCGCCGGAGTAGCCGTTGTTGTTGTTCACAACGTAGTACTGGATGCCGTCGGCGTAGAAGATGGACGGGCTGCCCTCCGCGTCGAGAGACAGGGAGACAGCGCCAGGCCAGGCCTTCACAGCACCGTAGGACGGTACGCCGGCATCGCTGAACGTCAACTTTGCATAGTGGACGTTTTTGAGGTTGTACTTTACTTTGTTCTTGGGCATTGTTACACCCTCCTTTAAATCTTGCCCACTCTCGATTCGATCTCCGTTTCGAGAGTCTCGATCACATACTGCTCAACGGGTGCGATGTGCTTTCGTGCTCCGACACGACCGCCGCCGCGCTTGGCGTGACCGTTCTCCAGAAGGTGGGCGAGGCCTGGGTATCTGCTGTTGTAGATGACGGACTCAATGCCACTGGCAGATTCGCCCATCACCTTGTACGTCCAGCTCCTTGCGTAGCCGCCCTTGCGGACGGGAGAGCTGCCCTTGAGCATCTGTGCCCCTTCTTTGCCGACCTTCATGCAGGATTCTTTGGTCGCGTCTGCAACATCATCGTCGTAGCCATCCAGACATTGCATGACCGCAGCTGCCAGCCCATCTGGCTTACATCGGATTCTACTTGCCATGCAATCACCTCAATCGGAGTTGTCAGGTTCAGTACTTTGGTCGAGCAATATGCTTGTGTCGTAGGTTGTCATGTACATTTTCTCGCTCTCGATGTAGGTCGGACCTTCTGCCTCATACACCATGCCAGCAGCGGCAAGCGCGTCCTCGACAGCCGTCTCTTTTTCAAAGTCAGGCTCATCGACATACAGCTCTATTCGAAGGTTGGTGATCTTCGTATAGTTGGTGCCATCGGCTCGGAAGTCAATCCGGCCCAGATACAAGAAGCAAATGAACGGCGGGTCGACAGCTTCGGCAGGCTCGAAGTGATGATAGGCATACGGCAGCCCGATGCCTGCGATCATGGTAGCAATCTCTTCGTGCGTCACTGATCCGTCACCTCTCCCTCTTGCCCGACAGGCGTCGGTGTGGGTTCTGGATTCGTCTGGGCGCTGTGGATGCCGACGTCGCGATGCGCATAAAGCTCCATGTAGTCAGAATCCTCTGGGCGGTAGGTGCGGTAGATGGCGTATCTCTCGCCGTTGTACTCACACACAGTCTGCCCGTTGTACTCTCCCGCGAATACAGAGAAGACGTACTCAGGGCGCATCCCCTGGTTTCCAGCTGCGAAGAACTCATTGCGCGAGACGCTGTTCTGCTTTGCAAAGACCTCTGTCTCTGTTGCCGCAGTGGTACGCCAAACGCCGTCTGCGCCCTGCGTCCGTGTCGGCGGTCCGATCAGCTTGATGGTGCAGTCAGGCATTTAACCACCAGCTTTCTCTCGGAAGATGCGGTTGTTGAGCTGGATGCGGAGCATCCTCGGCATTGCCGTCGCGTCGTAGCTTTGCACAGGCCCCATCGAGCCGTCCCGCTTACGCCATAGCCATGCAGCGTACATGACGATCAGCTGCTGGTCCAAAGGATCGGAGGCGTCCAGCGTGGACGCCCCCTCCTTTTCGATGGCCTGTTCGGCAGCGGTGAGCAGCTGGGTCAGCCGCGTGTCATAGGCCGTAGTGGCAAGGATGCCCAGATCGGTCTTGAGCATCGTCAGCATTGTTGATTCAGCCATCTGCTCACCCCGCGATCATTAGCCTGCGGCCTTCGGCACAGAGGCCACCACGCCGGCAGACACGACCACGCCGCCAGAGGCAGCAGCCGCATTCAGCTCGACCACGGTGATCTTCTTGCCAGCCGCCGCAGTGATCTCCGTAGTGCCGGAGGTCAGGGACGCCCAAGCGCCGGTGCCGCTGGTGGCGATGACGTCGCCAGCCTTGACCGCCTGAGTGCCGAGCTTGTAGTACAGCACCGGGGTGTCAGCGGCCAGGTAATCGGTGACGGTCAGGACGGTCTTGCCAGCGTTGGAGCCGGAGGCAGCCGCCACGATGGTCAGTTCGTTCAGGTCGGTGTTCGCCCAGTCAGGAGCAAAGTCCTCGCTGGTGGTGGGGCTGGTGTTGTTGAAGTTGACGACCACGAAGGCCTTGCCGTCGAGCGGAGTGCCGTCGTAGCGAGCGGTCGCCTTGAACACGGTCTGATCCTGCAGGAACAGCGGGATGTCGGAGTTGGCATACTCGATGCCAGCACGCTCCGCCAGCAGGTAGTTGCCGCCGAAGCCACCATAGATGCTGTTGTCCTGAATCTCGTTATCCTCGAACTCAACCACAGTACCGCCGATGACGGGCATGAGGTTGGTGTTGGCGACCAACGCGGCGGAGCTGTCGAACGCAAGCGCCTTCGCAATGATCTTCAGGTGGGTCTTGCGGTTCATCACCCAGAACAGACCGTCGGCATTGTAGACGGGCTTCGCCACGCCCAGAGCGCCGATCAGCTGCTCGAAGAACTCAGCGCCGCGAGTGCTGCCGATGTTCAGGGTCAGGATGTTGGTGCTGTGCAGATCGACCCACGCGGGAGCGTTGGTGCCCCAGCTCGCAGGCTGGCTCTGCTGCGCCAGACGGGTCACGATGCCGGTCGGCATCTTGGTGCCAGTACCGAACAGGATCGCCTTGTCCAGAGCTTTGGCGATGGAGCCGCCCAGGGTGGTCACGATCTCGTTGGCGAGATTGACGTCTGAATCCTCAAGAGAGGCGTTGCAGATCGCCATGTACGCGCCGACCTTGTAGCCGTCGACCTCGATCTGATTGAAGCCCAGCGCGATATCGTTGAGATTCGCGCACATCTCAGTCCAGACGGCCTCCGGAATGGCGCCGGAGATGTTCTGACGGGCAACGCCGCTCACAGCGCGACGGTTGACGAAGGGCAGCAGGCGGGACGCCTTCGCGGTCTCCTGACGGATCAGCTCGAGCATCACGTCGGGGATCAGCAGGCCGACGCCAGTGATCGCCCTCTTCTCCTTGATGGCAGTGCGGACTTCGGAGAGGTAGTCCTTGACGTTGTCACGGGTCACGATCTCCGCCAGCCGCTCACGCATGGTCATGGCGGGAATATTCTCACGGGTCTTCATAGGTTTGGTCTCCTTTCTCTCTTCCTCCGCCGGCTTCGCTTCGGCGGGAGGAGTGGTGTCCTGGGCCTCTTCCTCGGCAGCCAGGTCGTTTTCGAGCTGCTCCACTTCGCGCTCCAGATCGGCGATGGCCTGGGCGTTCTCGGCCTTCGCGGCCTCATGCTCCTCGACCATGCCCTCGATCTCGGTGCGCTGCTCGTCGGTTTCGACCTCATTGATGGCCTGCTCCAGCTCGGCCTCGCGGGTCTCAAACTCGGCAGCTTTGGCGCGGAGCGCATCCAGCTCCTTCTTCTTGTTGTCGATGCGCTTACGCATCAGCAGGGTCTTGAGCGCCATTCTTCAGCACTCCTTTCATCTTGGTTTTCCACGCCTCCAGCTCCCTGGCCTTAATCTCGTCGCGCTCGGCGCTTCTCGCGGAGATGTTGGTTTCTTTGTAGGCAGGGAAAGTGCAAGCGGACACTTCATGCAGGTCGATCTCCGTCAGCGTCCAGTGGACAGAACCATCAGGTCGGTACTCGGTTTCCTCATTGATGATCTCAAATCCAAAGGAACACTGATCAACATCGCCACGCTTCACACGTTCGTACAGGTTCATAGCGTCAACATCGTTCGGATTGATGGTGACGTCGCCCCAGAGACCGTGTTCGTCCTCGCGCAGCTCCAGCGTGTGCGCCTTCGTGCGACCGAGGACCAAAGTCGTGTCGTGGTTGACCAGAGCGCGGATGTCCCCGCTCAGCGACCGAGAAAAAGCGCCAGGTTTGATCGATTCGGTCATACCGGGCGCGATTTCATAAACATCATCGAAGGACGCGAAGTAGCCGGAGATGTGAGGCACTCGCTCTTCGCCGTCCTCCCGCGTCTCAAACTTTGTTACGACGCTTCGGAGTTCTCTTTCTTTCAGACTGTTCATCGGTATTCTCCCTCCTTGCTGGGCAGTTGGCTGCCATGTCGGTCAGTACGCTCCAGCCCTTGTACATACACCATCGCTGGTGAGCGCACATCTCATCCCGCTTCTCGCAGCGGATGTTCATGTTGCTGTCGTACTTCGCATTCGGACAGGTCAGTTTTGCAGGCGTCATCGTCATTCCTCCTGAATCAGTTTTTTCTGCTTTCCGCTATCCTCATAGGGGATGTAGTTTTCGAGTACCTTGTACTCCTTCAGGCCAGCAGGAGCCATGTGCATCCTGTCGCGCCATTCATCGCCGCAGACATAGCCTCGATCAGCACCAGCAAGCAGGATGTCGCTCGTGCTCTTGAGGTCGTAGTCCATGAGCGACCAGAAGTTGAGCGCGAGGTACATCTTCGGCGAGACAATCAGCGTCCGCGTCATCTCCTGCTGGATACCGAGCGCGATCGCCCTGATCTTCGTCTGCACAAAGTTATTCCATTCGGTCTGGTTGTAGTCACCGACGCCCAGCAGGAACGCCGGAACACCCAACACCGAAGCGACGGTCTTCTTGTCCAGCTCAACCGTATCCTTGATGGCAAGGTCTGCCAGTGACAGCGGCCTCACCTGCTCCACCTCGAACTGTTCAGCTGGGATGAGCCAGGGCTGTCCGGTCTGCTGTGGTTTGACGTAGCTTTGCAGGAGCCGCTCACGGCCTTCAGGAGAAGCGAACTCCTCCGTCAGCGCGTCCACCTTGACGATGATCGAAGGTTTCCACTCCGACTTCATAAAGGCGTTCTCGGTCTTCTGTGCCTGTTTGAGGTTGTTGGCGATGTCCTTCAGCAGGATCGTCATGCCCTTGCCTTTCCACAGGTACGTCGAATCCGGATTGTAGACGAAGTGCATCACCTCGTCAGGCCCCCACAGCTTACCGTCGATGCCGATGGAGTAGTCGCGGTAGCTGCCAGGCTTCGGATGGAAGGTCACACGGCTGGCAGCGATCGGCTCCAGGCTCTCCAGATAGCCGTTGCTGGTATGCGGCACCACGACGCTGTTGCCGCTGCCGTACAGCAGCAGATTCATAACGATCGCCGTCATCCACTGCGATCTCGTCATGGTGCCATTCGGCGTGATGTCGATCATCCGAGACAGCTCGTTCACGATTCGGACGTCGCCCTCTTCGGTGTTGCTCATCAGATAGATCGTCATGCTGCCGATCAGCTCCGCGATGCGCAGGCAGCCCGTCATGATCTCCGGATTGTCGCTCAGCCGAGTGTAGCCAGGGCAGCAGATGTCCCCGCTATTCATCCAGACAGCCACACTACTGGCGGGAGTGGCGTCCCTCTTTTTATTGCCGCCCATCAGGCGCTCAAAAATATTCATGCTGATCACTCACCCCCGAACCATTTTCTTGCTTTATTGCGCTTCGCGGTGCCCTCCAGCATCCGGACGCAAGCAAACACCGAAGCATCGAACAGATCTATGCGATGCTCCGGCTGTACCTTTTCATATTGGATTAAATCGTCGGTCTTTTCGATTGCACGGACGTTCGCCACGCAGTATTCATAGGCATCGCTGTGCAGGTAGTACAGCTTTCCGTCCTTCGCGGCCTTCTCGATGTGCCTGAATCCCTTTGATTTGATGACGTAGAGCTGCGGTTGGTTGATGATCTTGAAGCCAGCCTGCTTCATCAGCGGGATGTACTCGTCGCCGGCGAACTTCAGATCGTGTCCGACCTCGCGGATGTTGAAGCCCTTGTCACGCATGGACTTAAACCAGTTGACTATGTCGGAATAGTCCACGGTCGGTGTGTTGCACATCGTCAGCCAGCCGTCATCTTTCCAACCGAACAGAGGTATATCGTCCTCGTCGGCCTTCCGCGCAGCCTCGGTGACAGGGAAGAATGCGTGGGTGATGATGATGTCCACGTCCTTATACACACCATACAGCGCCGCAGCGGTCAGGTCATGCACTCTCGACAGATCTGCGCCGCCGTACCACTCTATCGGCATCCGCGCCAGCTGATCCAGCGTCCATTTGTAGACCTGGTCGCTGGCCTTGAACTCCGACAGATCAAAGTAGGCGTTCATGGCGGTCGTGTAGATGTTCAGTGACCGCGAGAGGAAGTCTTTTCTCTGCTGCGGGTCGTTCTGCGCCTGGATCGCGTCCTGCATGATGTCCTGCGGCCTGATCGTCACGCCGTAGGACGGGTTGGCCTTCTGGTGCTGCATCGGGTCGGTATAGTCCACGTTGCCCTTCTCGTCCTGATCGGCACGAGCCACGAATACGAAGAGGCTGTCATCCTTGACTTGACCGTTGACTACCTTGACTGAATACTCCAGCCGCCGATAGCAAAAGCTATTGACGTTGTCGCCGGCGGTCGTGATGGCGATCATCAGCTTATTGGTGTATGCCTTCATGGCCTCCTTGAATCGGTTGTACTGGCTGGCCTTCTTGAAAGCGTGTACCTCGTCCGCGATGGCGATGTTGCAGTTGAATGAATCCTGCGCTTCAGGGTTCGCCGCCAGAGCCTCGATCTCGATGGAGCCGTCCGGCCTACCATCGTCATCGGTGAAGTGAAACTGGACGGAATGCTCTGCGTTGTTGTCACGCACTCGGAAGTCATCAATGATTTGGCGGTAGCGCAGAGTGTAGAGGATATCATCGAAGGACTGACAAGCCTGCTTTAATGACGCCGCAACTATATAGATTTTTGCGCCGCTTCTGCGCTCCAGCAGAGCCAGAGCGAACGCCAGCGCCGCAATAAAAAGCGTCTTGCCCTGTTTTCTTGGCACAAAAATAAACGCCTCTTTATATCGGCGCTCATTCGTGTTTTTGAAATAGAATCCAACGATGTTGTAGACAATAAACACCTGCCACGGTTGCAGGATCAACGGTGTGTTGGTCAGCGGTGTCCCGTCCAATGCCTGCCCCTGCTTATGCACCATCAGGCGCTCAATGATGCCGCACACGAAGTCCGGCTCTTTCGTATGCAGTTTGAGATCGGGGCGCTCCATATCGGCGAGAAAGCGCCGAGCCGCCGCTGCGATCTCCGCGCCACAGACTATCTCACCAGCTGCTGCGGCCTTCGCATAGTCAACGGCGATCTTTTTGTATCTCTTACCCAATCTCACGCATCGCCTTCAACAGTGCGCTCTCCCTCGGTTTCTGCATCGCCTTCTCGTTGATGCGCTTAAGCCCCGCCGGAGTGAGGCCGAGGTCGCGCCAGTAGGCCAGCGCGTCGCTGTTTAGTTCTCGCCATGTTCTCAAAAGCGGATTCTCGACCATGTTCTCCGCGCCGCGATCAGACTTCTTCTTTACCACGGGGCGAGCGCCAGTGGCGATATATTTCTCGTATACCTTGTCGCGCTGTTCCAGCATTTTGACAAGCGAATCGATAGCAGGAATAAAGGCATCCCGATAGGTGCCGACGTTCTCCATCTGCTCGATGATGATGCTGCGCCATTCCTTTTCATCCACGGTACTCACCTCGCTTTCACTCGATCTCTGGGGGGAAATTCATCAAACACCCCTCGCAGTTGGAAATGACTCCCGCCGCCGGTGCCCGGTAAGTCGCTCGCAGAGGCCCTGACCGGGGGGGATGGCGGCGCGGAGCTATACAGGGCACATCCACCTATATACACACCCATACCCTACTGTACATACACACAGAGGCATCAATGTACCCTTATCTGTACCGCAGTGGCACGTCCTTGCCATACTTCCGCGCCGTGCGCCGCAGCAGGTCGATGCCCTTGTCGGTCAGCGCGTTGGTGTTGCGGTCGTGCATCTGGTTGTGCACATCACCCGCCAAGCTGATGAGGTTCCATGCCGCATACCTGTACTCTGGGAACTCCTCGCGTGGGAAGATGTGGTGGACGGTGTCGGCCTCGATGCGCTTGCCGTAGCGTTTGCTCTCCTGGCATTGCCAGCCGTCCCGCTGGAGGATCGCAAGGCGTAGCCGTTTCCACTTCACGGACTTGTAGAATGGATCTGCGTTTTTCATTTTCTCAAATCCTCAAAAGGCATAGGAGGCGCGAAGCGGGATAGGACTTCGCGCCCATGCTGTAGCCAGCATCTATGCCTGCGCAAAGCGGACCGCGACGGAGAGCGTCCCGCCCTGTGCCGAATCGTGAATGCTGAATACTGACGAGGCATCAGAACGGAGTGACCTCATGCTGGAGGTGTAGCCCGTGAGCCGTCCTTCCCGTTCTGACCGGAGTTCATGTATTCAGACTTCTCGTCCACTCCAAATGATAATCCGGCGCGACTGCCGCCTCTATGGGCTGGTGGTGTACACCCTCGCGTGATCCGGCATTATCTATAAAAGTCCAGCCGTGGTTCGCTGACTGCATCACCTACATCAATACGCCGCGTGGCACGCAGCCCTTCGATGATACAGCCTCGCGTGGCTGGCTCTTACCAGAATATTGTGCAGCGGTCACTCGCTGATGAGCGCCGCCTTCTGTCCTGTGAAATCCTCCCAGCGTTTGATCGCAGCGTCGACGTAGCGCGGGTCGAGTTCCATGCAGTAGGCGTAGCGCCCGTCCTGCTCTGCCGCGATGATGGTCGTGCCGGAGCCGTTGAATAGATCGAGCACCGCGCCGCCGTCCGGGCAGGAGTTGTGAATCTGATACTCGAACAGCGCGACGGGTTTCATGGTTGGGTGCAGCTCCGAGCGCGTGGGCTTGTCGAAGTCGAGGACGGTTGTCTGCTTGCGATCGTTCAGCCAGACGTGCGCCGCGCCGCCCTTCCATCCGTAGAGGCAAGGCTCATGTTTCCATTGGTAGTCCTGCCGTCCGAGGACAAGCGCGTTCTTATTCCAGATCAGGCACTGTCGCACCTGCCAGCCGATGTCATGGCAAGCGCCCCGGAAGTTGAAGCCCTCGCTGTCGGCGTGCCAGATATAAAACGCCGCGCCGGGTTTCATCACGGCGTCGGCGCAGGCGAAAGCGTCCTGCAGGAATTTGCGGAAGGCCGCATCCTCCATGTTGTCGTTCTGGATCGTCAGGCCGGTGCCGCCCTCGTAGTTGACGTTGTACGGCGGGTCAGTCAGCAGCAGGTCGGCCAGCGTCCCGCCCATGAGCCGCCGCACGTCGCTCACGTCGGTGCTGTCGCCGCACATGAGGCGGTGGCGTCCGAGCTGGTATATCTGGCCGTGTCGCGCCTTCGGTATCTCCGGCACGACGATCTCGGCCTCGTCCTCGACGGCGGTGCTGAGAGGTTCGTCCATGCCGTCGGTCATCTCCGCCAGCAGCTCATCCCATCCGAAGTCGAAATCGCCGAAGTCGATCTCCTCCAGCTCACCAGCCAGCAGCTCGATATCCCACTCTGCGATCTCCCCGACTTTGTTGTCGAGCAGTCGGTATTTCTTCTTCTGTTCTTCGGTCAGGCCGATCACCTGCAGAACCTTGTCGCGCTTGACGCCGCGCTTCTTCAGCGCCTTGCAGCGCGTCTCGCCTGCGAGGATCAGCCGGTTCTCATCAATGACGATTGGCGTGATGTAGCCGACCTGGTCAATGCTCTCTGACACGGCATCCACCGCGCCGTCGTTCTTGCGCGGGTTCCGGTCGTAGGGCACCAGATCGGCTATATCGATCTCTATGTATCTCTTGTCCACGGTGTCACTCCTTCGTGCCGTCGGTCATCTTTGACAGCAGCCCGTGGCGACGAGCTGCGCGATGCACTGCGCCAAGGAGCAGACGCATTCCGACTTGCCTCCCTTGATATGGTAGGCGTGTAACAAATCGAGGCGGACTTGGCAGACGCGCCCACGAAAAAAGCGCGGCCTCTCGACCGCGCTCTGTGTCAGTTATGCTTTATCATAACTTTTCACACTGACAGTATACCATATATGGCAAGCCATCAATAGACCGTCAAACGGTAACAAAGCGACAACACCGACACAATCTGTCAAGTCCTATCGTCCCGTGGAGCCAAAGCCAGCGTCACCACGCGCCGTTTCCGGCAGCGGGTTCTCCACCTGGACAGGGTCAGGATAGAGGACGGGAGAGATCACCAGCTGCGCGATCTTGTCGCCGCGGGTGACGAGGTAGTCATCCTTGCCGTGGTTGTACAGCTTCACGACGATCTCCCCGGTGTAGCCCTCGTCGATCAGACCGGTGGTGCTGATGTCGTGATTGGTGTTCAGTCCGCTCTTGCTCCAGATGTGGCCTGCGGTGTATGCCGCGAGCTGGATGTGTACGCCCGTTCGGATCACCGCCGAGCCGCCGGCGCGTACCAGCGCGTTGATCGGGCTGCGCAGGTCAAGCCCAGCATCGGTCGGGTGCGCACGTTCAGGGAGGAAGGCTCCCTCGTCCAGATAGCAGTTAAGATTCATCGTCTCCCACCTCCGCGAGCATTTTCTCAACATCGTCGCCGCCGATCATCCGTCGGACTTCGTTTGCTCTGGCCTTGCTATTAAAGGCTTTGGCTCCTGTGCGCCGGTCTCCCCAAACACAGGTGTACACCGGCATGAGGTTGCCGTGGCTGTCGAACTCCTTGATGCTGGATAGGCTGTAGCCGATCAGGTACATCCCATCCTTGCGAATCACATATACGAACTTAGTCATCTTCAATCCTCACCAGCTTCTTGCACGTCGGGCAGTTGCACTCACAGATCGTCTTGCCGTTGATCACGGTGCGCAAGTATTCGTAGCCGCTGGCCTCCCAGAGGCAGGCGCAGTCCGGACACTTGAATCGCCGCATGGCGGTGATCCTCGACAGATCGCCCTCGCGTATGATCTTCATGTAGCCATCTCCTTCTCCATGTAATCGCCGGCATCTTGCCGCATCCAGAATGGTACTGTCTCTTGGTACGATGGTTTTCTCACGCAGATGAACCTCTCCGGATGGTTCCACGGGTCTTTGCACTCTCCGTTGATCGCATACTCTGGGTTGCTCGTGTGGTTGCACATCCCCGTCGGCAATCCACTCTTGGCGCATCCTGCACCGTTGGCACACGGCTTCTTCTTGTTGCAGAGGTAGTAGGTCATGCCTCCTGCACCTCCAGCAGATCAGGATCGTCGAAGATATTACCCACGACGGTGGACTGATTGAAGTTGATCGTCTTGTACTTGGCCTCCGGATTCCATCCGATGAAGCGTCCTGTCTTTCGTATGTACCGAACGCGGTACAGGCTGCCGTCATACTCCACGATGTCGTTCTCGTAGATGTCGCGCCCCGTTGCGTCCTCAGTACCAACGGCCTGACATATCGTACTCTCCCGAACAGGATATAGGTCGCAGTCCATCTCCGTGATCGTGCCGTCTCCGTCGGTGTAGACGTGACAGTCTGCGTCGCGGCGCGGCATATAGTAGCGCAGATCATACGGACCGTCGAGCTGGAGCAGCGTCCCGTTGCTCAACCACTCGCCGTCCTTCGTCCGCTTCGCCCTGAATCTAATCGTCCTCATGGTCGCTCCTTTCTTCTTTATGCAGCTTCGTCAGCGCCTTGAGTACTTGAGTGCGCTCGTTCAGCAGCACGGTCATGCGGCGCTGGTAGAAGATGGTCGTGATGCGCATCTCGTTTTCGAGGTAGTCCAGATGCTCCTCGAACGCCTCCATGCGCTCCTTGCGGCTTGCCAGCAGGATGCGCCGGATGATCTTGCTCAAGGCGCATCACCCCAGGCGCTGGCGAACTTCTCCGCCGAATCCGTGAAGCGGACTGCCTCCGGCATGACGGTGATCATCTCACCGGACTCCAGCTCCACCACGGCGTTGACGGTGTGCATCCTGCGCACGATCTTACCGCTGGCGTCGACGAATCCCTTGTCGAAGCTGCCCCATCCATGAAACAGGCCGCGCTGCCCCCGCACGAGGCAGGGGCGCAGGTCTCCGGTGAAGAGCATTCTATTCACCTCCCAGGAAGTCGAACAGCGTGGCCTGGTTCATCTCCATCTCGGCGCGTTTGATGTTCTCAACCGCCGCGTCGAAGTACGCCGGCTTCAGCTCGATGCCGATGCCCTTGCGCTTCATCTTCACGGCCTGATACACCTCGCTGCCGATGCCGAGGAACGGAGTGAAGATGACGTCGCCCTCGTTGCTGTACATCCGGATGCACCGCTCGATCACGGGCAGCTGGAGAGGGCAGATGTGCCTCTCGCTCTCGTCATCCTTCGGCATTCTGGCGTTGAGCGTGTCGGACTGGTTGATGTCCCACCAGACCGGAGAGTTGAGCTCGTCCCAGATGGGGCTGGCGTACTCCTGCCAGTCGGCAACGGGGAAGGTCTCGTTCGTGTGCGTCACGCGATTCGGATTGTCGCCGGGCTTGCGCATGAATACCACATAATCAGGGATGCCCATGCGGCTCATGCAGGAATCCTTCTTGAGCTGCTTGTGCAGCAGGCCGAGGGCTTTCGTGCGCTGCATTGCCGTGACGGGATTCTTCCAGATGCACACCTCGGCGTGGTAGATGAAGCCCACGGACTGAAACGCACGGATCAGGTCGCCGCGAAAGTCGCGGATGCCGATGTAGCCGTCCTTCTCCTTGCTGGTCGGCAGGTTCATGCAATGCACCGCCATGATGCGCCCAGGCTTCAAGATGCGGTACAGCTCCTGCGTGATGAATCCGAAGTGCGTGAAGAACTCATCGTCATCCTTGCAGTTGCCGAGGTCGCGGTCGCTGTTCGAGTAGGTGTACAGAGAGGAGAACGGAGGAGAGTAGACCTCCATATCTACGCTGTTGTCATCAAACGCCTTGATGACTTCGGTCGTGTCGCCGCAGTAGAGCGCGACGTGGTCGTTGATGTACTTGGCGTTTACCTTTATGCTATCCACTTAGGCACCTCCATCTGCTCGGTCGGTTTGTAGTCGGTCGTGATCCTCGTCGTGTGCTTGATCTCGGAGAGCGTGACCTCCTTCATCAGGGCGGTCATCTTCTGCTGCATCTCGTCCATCTGCGCCTGCTTGCGCTGGATATTGTCCAACACATTCAGCTCCCGCTCGGACAGGATGATGTAGACATCCACGGGCTTCTCCTGCCCGAACCGCCAGCAGCGGCGCACCGCCTGATAGAATCGCTCGTAGCTGTCGGACAGTCCGCAGAACACCATCCGATGACAGCTCTGGAAGTTGCTGCCGAATCCGAAGATGGACGGCTTGCTCACCAGCGCGTGGATCTGTCCGTCGGCGAAGTCCATGCTGGCCTGCGCCTTGAACTCCGGCTCGTCGGAGCCCTTGACCTCGACGCACTCCCGCGCCTTGCGCTTGAGCATGGAGCTCTCGTCGTTGTAGTCACACCAGAGCAGCCATTGCGCGTCCATGTCCGCGTTCGCCAGCTCCGCGGCGTGATCTGTTCTGTCCTCTGCGCTGTCCTTCCGCGCCTCGCGGCGCTCGTCGAGTGTACTCGCCAGCGTCACCAGCATCTCGCCCTCTCGGACTTCGCACTGCGTGATCACCTTATGGATGTTCAGCGGCGGCAGGTCGTAGCCTTCGCCCTCGTAGCCGAGGTCTTTCGGGCTGTTGAAGTAGATCGCCCATGTAGCGAACCACTCCCAGAACTTGCTCACTCCAGCCTTCTTCAGCCGCCACTTGCTCGTGTCGCCGCTGTCATGGATGAAGTACGTCGCCAGCATCTCGGTGCGGCTCATGATGCCCAGGAACTCGCAGCTCGTCCCGATCTCGGTATAGTCGTTCGGAGCGATGGTCGCTGTGCAGAGTAGGCGGTAGGGCGTCTTGCAGAACATATCCGTCAGCAGCGTCTTGTACTTGCCCGTGAAGGACTTGAGGATGCTGCTCTCATCCAGCACAACGCCGGAGAACACAGATGCGTCGAAATGCTCGACCATCTCATAGTTGGTGATGTTCAACCCCCCCTTCACATCTGCGGCGCGGCGGCATTCGGTGACAGTGCAGATGTCGAACTTCTCGGCCTCGCGGACCGTCTGATGCACCACGGACAGGGGAGAAACGATCAGCACCGGCTGGCCTGTGTGGTCGCTGACGGCCTTCGCCCATTCGAGCAGCATCAGCGTCTTGCCCGTGCCGCATCCCGTGAGGATCGCGCACTTACCCTTCTTGCAGGCCCACGCGATGATGTCCTTCTGGTAGTCGAACGCCATCGGCGTGATGCTGGCCTTGTCGACGTCGAAGCCGCAAGCCTCTGCCCTTATTGCCTTGCCAAGCAGGAAATCATTGTATGTCAATCTCAATTCACCTCTCTATACGAGAGACACAGCTCCGAGGAGCTGGTGGTCTCACAGTCGGTCGTTATCATTCGAACAGTATGCTCATGATTGAGCTGACGGCTTTCTTTTTCCGGTACTCCTGCTGCCGAAGCACCGCAGCCTCAAGCGAGATGTGATGTGCCTCCATGAGAAGCCAGAGCGACTTCTCCGTCGTGTTGTACCGTTCGGCGGCCTGCTTCACGGTCATCTTCCTGCCCATCACGGTATGCACCTTCGGGATGGCATTGCCACGTCCGCGCTTCGGCGCGTTGCGGAAATGCTCATAGGCTTCTTCGAGCGTCGGCCTGTTGCCGTCCCTGTCCCTGTTTTTGCAGCGCCATGTGTTGATGCTGTGCGCTCTGACGCCCAGCTCATCTGCGGCCTGCTGGACCGTGATCCATCGCCCGTGGACGAGGTGGCGAGGCCATCTGTCATGGTTGGTCATCATCTTGCCCTCTCGGTACATATCCACGATCAGCTGATAGCTGCACAGGTTCATCTGGCTGTGGCGAAATCTCAACGCCTGCTCACTGATTCCGAGCATCGCGGCGATCTCCGGCGCGGTCATCTCCTTGCCGTCGATCAGATGCTTCTTGCGCTCGTGCCCCGCCATCAGCTCGCCCTCCGCTTGCCGTCCGCGCAGTAGTACTTCGTCACATCGTAGTGCGGAGCGTAGAAGTCCGTGTCCCACGCCGCGCAGTGGAATCCCGCCCAGTCAGCCAGGAGAGTGCAGCTCTCGCACTGGTGACATCGGATGACTTGTACCGCATCCTCCACAGTCGGCGCTTCGTTCACGATCTTCGCCAGCATGGAGAATACCTGATTCTTCACCACATCCCCAGATGCAGCCGCTTCCGCAGCGATCCGCAAGAAGTCAGCGCCTACCTGGTCCGCATCAATTAACCTTGCCACGCTCTCGCCTCCTCTTGCTGCGCCTGTCCTTGATGATCAGTATGCCAAGCACCACGCCGCCGACGGTCCACACCGCCAGCACGAACGAGCAGAACCACGCCATTGTCATCCCTCCTTGATCTTGGCCTTGTACTTATCTTCGATCTTTAGTCGGAGCTTCTCATCGACCCACCATGTGACCCTGACTTCTACCTTCTTCTGATTGATCAGCTCTTCCATGTGCTTTTCACAGGTATAGCGGCTTGCCTTCTCTTTGAGCGCACATGGATAGACACAGTCCTCGCATCGCACCGTTTCAGATAACAGACGCGCTGCTGGTAGTCTGTTGAATAATCCCATGCTATCCCTCCAATAAATCCATAATGTCGAGCTGCCCGTCGATCCTTCGCGCCTTGATGCGCTCCTCTGCCATGCGCTGCTCCTTGTACTCGTTGTACTGCTGGCGGTAGCGGTAGCTGTCGCCGAAGATACTCCACGCGGCCTTCACGACGTTCGGCTCGTAGGGAGCGATCATCTCCAGATCCTTCACGGCCTTGTAGCTGATCGGGCAGCCGCAGCAGCCCGTCCGTGTCAGGCCGTAGACCTCATAGGCGTCGGAGTAGCGGATGCCGTAGTAGTCCTTATACCATGCCTTGTCCTTGTCGCTGACATAGTACAGAGGCCGCAGCCGCCACTGTCCGCTTGCCGTTTCGCCGAAGCAGAGTGACTTGTTCTCCTCGCCCTTGCGCGGCACCGAGCGCATCCCGCCCTCGTCGCGGCGTTCTCCGGTGATGATCATCTCGTAGTCCTTCTGCACCTGATGCGCTATCTGCTTCTTGCAGAAATCGCAGCACTTCGCGCTCACTTGGAATTGCGGCGGGTATTCCCTGATGAAGTCCAGCATATACTTCGATGAGTTGATGACGAGCTGGATGTTCGGCCTCGGTTCGCCCTCGGCATTGCAGCAGCAGAGGAAGTTGATGAGCGATTCGCACTTCGGGTAACGCTCTCTCAGCTCTTGGCGCTTCGCGGCCTTGTCATCTGCCTTGGCGTACTCGTCGGCGATGGACAGCGGGACGCCCTTCTTCTGCCACTCGGACAGGCCACCGCTCATGATCTTGGACACGAATGGGATGCCGTACTTCCGCGCCGCCGTGACGATGCCGATCTTCGGCCTGACGGTTTCGATATCCACGCCGTACTTCTCGGCGGTGTCCTTGACGTGATCCTTCGTGGCCTTCATCTCCAGCCCCGTGTTGAAGAATACATACTTCACAGGCGGCAGGTGGAACTCGCTCCGCGCTTTCTCGATCACGTCGATCAGGATGTCGCTGTCCGCACCGCCGGAGTAGGAGCAGATCGCATTCGGATGCTCCAGCAGCCGCTTGCCCACGATGGCCTGAATCGCCATGAACTTGCGCGGCGCTTCATAGTCGGCATACGGCGGTCGGTTGGTATATACGGCGCTTCGATATTCGCCGTGTGATGGTCTCACTGCGTCACCCCCTCGATCTCTGCTATGGCCTTGAATATGGGATAGAACTGTTGCGGTACTACGGCGTTGCCGAGGCATTTAAGTCTGTCCACCCGAGAGGGAATCCCATGAGCCACTCGACCCACGTTGGGTTCAACTGACCACCATCCTCTTGTGAGGATACGACGGTCTGTAAATCCGGCCCCCCCCCCACGATTTTTGGGGTTGCTCGGTCCGGTTGCGGTCTGCGCTCTCGGTGTCGGATACATCAATATTCTTTGCGATAGCAGCATACTGCGCGTCGACGTCGCATCCGCTCTCGGATGGTTGTCTAAACGGTTCCCGTCGAACTGCGTCGGCGTAGGCCACAGCTTCACGGCGTTCGCCAGCTGATCTACATGGTTGCGGTTGTTGCTTTCCCTTGTCAGGTGCTCCATGCTGTTCGCGCCTTTGTAGTCCCGTGCCGCTGGTGTAGGCCACATCCGCACCGTCTCCTCGCAGACCTGCTCTCGAAGATTCGCCGGTCGCGTCCTGCCTTTGCGTGTCGTGGTGGCTTGTCGCTCCAGGGCCTCCGGTGATCTCTGCGGCAGGAAGTCCATCGCGTTCGGTGTCGCCCAGAGCGCCGCTGCCATTTGCAGCCCCGGTCTGCCGCTGCTGTCGCGCTGGTTCGGGCCGCCCTTCTCGCCGACCGTCGCCGTGACGGTTGGCAACAAACGCGATGCGCTCCCGCCTGTGCGGCGCTCCGACAGCCGCAGCTTCAAAATCAAACACCGCGACGTCATAACCTTCGCGCTCCAGATCCGCGACCACGTCCCCGGCGGCAATTCGCAGGATGCCAGGTACGTTCTCACCAAGTACCCAACACGGCGCAAGCTCTCGGATAATTCGGAGCATTTCAGGCCACAGGTAGCGATCATCATCCCGTCCCTTCTGCTTTCCAGCCACACTGAATGGCTGGCAGGGGAATCCGCCGGAAATAACGTCAACTGTTCGTAGATCTGTACGTTCATAGAAGCTGTCTCCTGTCAGGGTTCGTATGTCGCGCCACCTAGGCACGTCAGGCCAATGCTTCTCCAGCACTCGCGTCGGATAGTCCGCCCATTCACACTGGCCTACAGTCGTGAAGCCTGCGGCCTCTGCCGCCAGATCGAGGCCACCGATCCCGCTAAAGAGTGACAGGTGGGTGAGGGCAGTCATGCTCTCCTCCTCACGCACTCCGCATCTGTGCTGTCGTACAGCGGACGGTGCGCACGATCGACCACCATGAAGTCCTCGATTCCGTACTCCTCCGCGAACTTGATCGCATTCTCGACGTACACGAAGCGCCGCGCCCAGTCGAACGCCCAGCGATCCTTCCACATCGGCACCGGATACTTGCTGTCCGCAGAGGCTACGCCGTGCAGCAGCTCGCCGGTCTTGCACTTGGCAATGTAGAAGTACCGCTTCGGCTTTTGCTCTCTGTAGGTCATCGGCTACACCTCCACGATCGCGGTCTTGAGGCCATACTTGTCGATCAGCAGCTGCTTCATCGCTTCGGCCTGTCGATAGGTCTTGAACCTCATGGCATCGCCGATGTTCTGCGTGGTGTGCGCCCTGGGCGGGGAGATGGTGTCTGCTGTCATCGTCACACCTGCAGACTCCAGCCACGTCCGTCTGCCCACGGTCCGCAGGATGTACTTGCCGTTATTCCTTTTGCGGTTCATTCTCTTCACGCCCCTTCTTCATCTGTTTGGTGTTCTCGCTCGACTCGATGGAGATCGCGCCGTCTACTCCGAACATGAGAACCGTCATCTCGCGTACCAGCTTCGTGCGGCGGTATCGGCAGGTCTTTTCCGACATCTCCACGCCGATGAACGCCAGCGCATCGACGATCTCCGTGAAGGTGTACGGCTTCACGTCGCCGCGATCCTTGCCGTTCTCATCCTCGTTGAAGTAGTACATCCGGATGATGATGAAGTCATCGCGGTTCTCAAAGGTCTTGATCACGGCCTCCAGCTCGCCGAACCGCGCCATCGTTCTGACGAATGACAGCTCTTTGCTCTGCACAAATAGCTCATTCACTTCGACCTTGTCCCGGATGCCCAGCCCCGGCGGGGGAGCGACGCTGATGTCGTGGCTCTTGCCGGTGGGGAAGAAGCCGTATTCCTCCGGATGCTCCTCCCACAGCTTCATCTTCTTGTAGGCTCGCAACAGATGCTCCATTGCGCGGTAGTGGTTGGTCGTGGCCTTGCTGCGCTGAAGGTACAGAACCTTCCGCGCACCGGCCTCCGCCGCCTCTTCGATGTAAAGCTCCGTCGCCGTCTTATTCCTCTCGGTCGGCTTCTTATCGCTCACTGTGCTTTCTCACCCCGCTTTGATGTGTCTACGAACTTCGCCCTCTTGCCCTCGAAGGTCTGGGCGAATCGCTCGGCCTGGGTCATCGGGTCTGCGCGTCCGGCGCTCTTGCCGCGCCTGAATGCGTCGGCGCAGTCGCTGGCCTGCTGGAACGCTCCGGCATTCTCCTGCAGCTCATTGTAGGCGGCCTGCAGCTTCGCCAGCTTCTTGTCGGCCTGCGACTTGATGCGCTCAACCTCACGCCGGACGCTCCAATAATGCCAGGCCAGCATACTGGCTCCCAGAATCACACCCGCCGCAAAGGGCAGGATCACCATAAACTCATTCATACTCATTCTCCTTTATCCGCTGTGCGGTCCATTCACTTTCCGATCTGCTGGATGTGCGGCTCGTAGCCTGCAGCCTTGAGCCTGTCGCTCATGCCCTTCGCGGCTTTGAAGCCCCAGAACACCATTGCTCTGCTCGGCTCCGTGTTCAGCACGGGATTCGTCCGCTTGTTGCAGACGATGACATCCATCAGGTAGTAGGTGGCGGTGCGGTCCCTGATGAAGATGCGGTACTTGGTCGGCTTCATGGCCTGATCACATCCGGGAACAGCGCCGCCATATCGTGCATGAGCGGGACCGCTACCTCTGCGGCCTGCGGATGCGCCTTGCCCGTGGTCTGCCGCGCCCTCATATCAAAGAAGTGATCCCATTGCCGCAGCGTCCCCGTCATCACCAGCTCCGTCTTCGTGCTGGTCGGCAGCACCGCCCTGGCCTCCTCAGGCTTCAAGCCCAGTCGCTTCTCGTGGGTGTAGGCCACGTCCGCACTCATGCACTCCCGCCGCCAGATGCCGTGGGTGTTGCTGCCTGGTTCGAGGTAGCACGGCTCGATCACGGTCAGGCCGCCGCTGTAGTCGCAGTAGCGGCTGCTCTCCTGCGCGAAGCTCATCACGCGATGCCGCACGAACTCGTGAGACACGCCACGGTCGATGGTGAAGCGGACGGTCTGCCGCAGGTGGGTGAGGCGCTCGATCGTGCCGCGCAGATCCTTGTACCGAATCTGCTTCACTCGATGATCGTCGGTCACGTCCTCCGGAGGGATGATGTCCTCGGTGTAGATACGGTCGATGGCTCCGGTGAAGTAGTACGCCGCCGCGCTGCCCGATGCCAGGAACTCACGCCATGCGCGGACGTTGCCGCTGATGATCGGGCGCTCGTCGATGTTCGTATAGGCCAGCATTGGCGTCACACCCGTGTCCTCCATCAGACGCCGCAATGAAAACACTACATTGTCGAGGATGTGGTAGTCCGCCAGCGCGAATATGTAGTCGCCGTGTTCGAGCATGGCATCGTGGTGGCGGTTGATCAGCGCCTTCACCATGCGCTCCGCGCTGCCGTCCTTGATCTTGTCCTCGGACTTGTAGCACGTCCGCGCCGCCTTCTCGATGATCGCCAGACCACCGCGTAGCTCGTCGCGGTGCTCGATGGTGTAGCCGGGTTTGATGACGTTCATACCTCTACCAACTCCTCCCGCGCAAAGTCCCTCGCGCCCTTGACGTACAGCGTCGCCAGCTGCGTCTTCTTGCCGTCCGGGGCGATGTAGTGAATCTTCGCGTTGCGTCCGACCTCCAGCATGACATCGTTCCTCGCGCTGCCATTCTTCCAACGGTCGACGAAGTCGGTCACCTTCCTGTGATCGGATGCCCATTTCACCAGATCGGCAGCTCGTTCGAGCTGTTCAGGTGATGAGATCGAGTAAACTTTCACGTCTGCTTTTCACTCCTTTCGGTGTGTCCCATTGTGTGTAGTCTGCCTCCGCGTCGGTGATGGTGATCTCCACGCGGGGATTGCGCTTGTCCCAGTACACCCGGCTGCCGTCGGTGCTGGCGATGACGTTGCGGTTGTCATCGCGCAGCACTCCGGCCTTGACGAGGATGTCATGTGTACCCTCGATCAGGTTCGACAGGTCGATCGCTCGTCGCGTCGCCATGTAGTACACAGCCTTCACATTCACAGGCCAGTCGATGTTCCGGCGGTAGACGCCGGTGATCTGCTTGAGGCAGTCGGCCTCGTAGCGGGTGAAGGCTTCGGACGGCAGCAGCTTGGAATACCCGCTGCCGCCCTTGCCCCTGATGCTGACGATCCGCGCTGAGTTCTTCTTCGTGGCGGGGTTGCCGTACAGCGTCAGCGTCAGATCGTCCATGTGTATCACTCCTCTCCGTTCGTCTCAATGACCGCTCCGCTTTGCCGATTCGACGCGGTGTGCATCGCGTCGCTGCCTTTCCCCGGCAGTGCGCTTCTTTCCGCGCAAAGCCTCGGCTATGCAACTCGTCTCAATGCCCTGGCTTTGCCACTCAGTAGCTTTCGCCACCTCGCCCTGCCAGCGCCCTGCACATCGGCTCCATTCTGGTCGCTGCCTTGGCGTTGCTTCACGCTGCGATTCTTTGCCGTCTCAAATCAGGTCGAGGCCTCTCCGGTTCAACGCGATGCTCGTCATGTCGCTGCCTTGCCGTGTCTCGGCTCTGCCCTTCACGTCCATGCTTCTCCGTTGCAAATCATCTCGCTGCTTTACCATGCCTTATCGTTGCCTGTCATGGCTCCACACTGCATTGCCAAGCCACTTCATGTCCGTTCGTTACATATCCGCAGCTCATCGGCTCAAGTCCAGTCGTTACCTTGCCATGCCGAAGCATCTCGCAGCGATTCGACACGCATCGTCTCGCCTCGTCTCGCATCCAAGGCCGTGCTCGTCGGCTCGGAACTTCTCCCGATCAAAGCGGGTCTGCTCACGTCAAATCCTCAGCTGCGCCCATCAATTCAGATCACATCCCTTCCTTGTCTGCTCGTTTCGATTCGGGTCTCTGCCATGCGATGCCGATGCAGGGCAGATCGTGTCCCGTCCCATCATCGCCACATCGCTGCCGCTCCGATCAGAGCCTTGCCCGTCAGTGCAGTGCCATGTCGATGGCTCTCGCCGCCGTTCCGGCTCGGTTCGCCTCGACGTGTAGCCTCTCGGTGCCATGCCCATGCTTCTCTGCGAATAGCGTAGCTTTGCTTCTCCGCTGCCATTCCTTTCGGGGTCATGCCCTTCCGTTGCTGAACAATTCCATGCGTATCCGTGGCGTTTCGTGGTGCCGCGCCTCCATTCCACCGCTACTCATTTCATCTCTGGTCAATTCCGATGCGGTGTATCTCGTCGCCCATCGCCACCATGCCCTCTCTACCGTCTCTGGTCCACGCCATGCCGTCGCAGGTCGTTTCGCTGCATCTTAATGCCATGCCGTCGCAGCTCACGGCGGGGTTGCTCTATGCACTGCCTACGCCTTGCTTTGCGACGCGCAGCGATCATCGCCCTTGCGTTGCTGATCATGACCCAGCCTCGCCATGCCGGTGCATCACAAGTCCCTGCTCCGCTATGCCGTCGCCATCTCGGCCTCGGCCTTCTTGGCCTTCTTCGCCTGACGTGCGGCTTCTGCATTGCGTCCTTCCTCGGTGCGGTTGCCGCCGATGATGTTGCCGTCATCGTCCAGCTCGTCCCAGACGAAGGTTCCCTTGCCGCTGTTGCGCCACTGCGCAAGACCGTGCCGCCGTCCGTAGTTCAGGCACTCGCGGACGATCTCCACCAGATCGTCCTGCCACAGCTCGAAGGTGAACTCGATCCAGCTGCCCTCCGGGATCGTGTCGCTGTTCGCAAGCGCCACGCGCTCGCCCTGGGCGGTCTGCGCACGGAGCGGCCTCTGGCAGTTGCCCTGATCCCCGGACAGGTGAATGGGAATCTTGCGGTCGGTGACGAAGATCAGGCCGTCCACGATCTTCTTGTAGGCCGCGACCTTCTTCTGGAAAATGCCCGTGGCGCGGTTCAACATCCCGATGGATTCCTTGATCATGCCGCGCAGCTGATAGTCCCAGAAGAAGGGAGTGCCGTCCGGCAGCTTCGGGAACACGGTCTTCTGCTTGTCGACCACCTCATCGACGCCCATCGCCTCGATCTCTTCCTCGATGCTCGGCGCGTCCGGAGCCTTCGAGGCGATGTAGGTCTCATGCACTTCGGCGTCGGTGGGCGTCATGCCAAGAGCTTCTTCGGTCAGGGTCAAGCGAACGTTAATGTACTTCATGGTGAATATCCTCCTTATCCATTTCTGCCTCTCTGAAGTTGCCGACGATGTCGGCGGGGTAACTGCTGCCGTTCACATACCAGCAGCGATATTCCGGCTTGTAGAGCCATGTGCCGGTGACGTCGAACGCTGGTCGGGCGACCGGCGTCACCGTGGCTGTGCCCTGGAACATCCGATATCCTTCGCAGGTGAGCATTACTTCCTCACGCCCTCCAGATGCTTGTCCAGGTACTCGTCGTAGCTGTTGAACATGGAGAGCTGACCGCTGGCCTCCTCCTTGCTCGTCAGGAACACATCGCCGTTGTCATCCACCAGCAGCTCGTCGCTGCCCTTCGGGATGATGTCGCCATCGACGCTGCCCTTCTCCTGCATGACGAAGGTGATCTTGTAGTCCATCTCCGGATGGATGGCGGGGCGAGTGCCAAGGTCTGCGTTGTCATCGTTCACGATGTCGCGGTTCAGGTCGATGTTGATCTTCAGCGTGATCGCGGAGCTGTCCAGCCCCTTGCGCAGCATGACCTTCATCACGTTCTGCATGGCCTTGTCCAATACACTGCGCATCTCGTCGCAGTCACGGTTGTACAGAGAAATCTTCTTCTCAGGGTCTAACTGAATCCTCATGTTTTTCTGCCTCCTCTAAAAGTCTGTTGTTGATCCTCACAATGATCACCACGAGTCCGGCGATCACACCAACCACGCCAGCCGCCTGCAGGATGAAGGACAGCACTCTGCCCAGCGCCCACATCAGCTTTGCGACCCACATCATCATGCCCATCGCCTCCTCACACGATAGTTGTCGGTTTGAATCTGTGGTTGCGGGTCTTGTCCCGACCGATGCTCATGGCGTACTCCCCGCACTGCTCTGCGATCCTGCTGCCTGTGGCCTCGTCGATGTCGTTTATCTCATCGATGTACAGCTCGCTGGACAGGATCGTCGGCAGCCGGTTGATGTACCGATAGTTCAGAATCTCGAACGCCAGCTTCATGTCCGCAGGCGTCGGTGGGAGCCGACAGCCCTGATCGTCCATGACAGGCTTCAAGAAGTCATCGAAGTACAGCACCGCCACATCCTGCAGCTTGCCGATCTCGTCCTGATACTCGTCGGCCTCGTTCACGATGGCCTTCAGCCGCTTGCTGATCTGGGGCCAGACCGCATAGATCAGATCCATCTCATAGAGCAGCTTGCCGGCGACCGCCGTGCAGATGTGCGTCTTGCCGCATCCGGGCTGGCCTCCGAAGTAGAGCCAGCGCCCATCGTGTACTCCCTCATTGATGTACTTGTGTGCCAAGTCCACCATCTTCTGTTGCCATTCTTCTTTCACATCGAACCTCTCAAACTTGCACTCGCGGATGCTCTTTTCGAGTCCGCTCTTCTTCATGCGCCAGATGCTCTGGCGTATCCGCATACACCGGCACGGCACAACGTACTCGTAGAAGCTCCCGCCGTCCTCGCGGATGTGCAGCGTATTGCCGCGGTTGAGGCACATCTTGCAGTCGTAGCCGTCGCCAGGGATGAAGGTGTGATCGCTCTGGATGGTGCTGGTGTAGTAGCCGTCCTTCAAATGCCCAGGGCTCTGGTTGTACCGATCGCACCGCTCCTGCATCCGCTGACGCGTGGCCTCGCGGCGCTCTTCCGGCGTCATGGCCTCCTCTGCTGCCAGCCGATCGGCGACCGACTTCGCCAGCTCAGACAATGGTTTCTTGTCCGATCCTCCGAGGAGGCTTGTCAGCACGTCCCCGATTTGCTCCACCGTTCGCGCCTCCCTTCTTGCTGCGTTCGTAGTCCTTGAAAGCGGCCTGCGCCTGCTGCGCTGTCGTGATGCCCTTGCCCAGATACCTCCGGCAGAGGTTGGAGAAGTAGACGTGCGGATTGTCAGGGTGCTTTCGCGCCGTGTAGTGGATGATCTCCCGCAGCGCGTCCACGCCGTACTCGTCGAAAAACATCACCATGTCCTCGCGCTCGATCGTCGATGTGGGGAGCAGTCCGATGTTGCCCTCGTACTCCCTGACGAAGTCTGACCATGCAGAGCCTCGCGCGCGCGCGTCCTCCTCCGACTCTCTATTAACTCCATCTACTAAGGAACTACTAAGAGAACTATTAACCTCTATAGAAGGAATGCGCTCCGTGACACTCCGTTGTGTCTCTGGTGACGCTCGGTCTGTCTCCTGTGCCGCATCGGTTTGCGTTTCGTGACAATCCGGTTTGTCACTGGTGACACTCCGTTGTGTCTCTGGTGACGCATCGGAGATCAGCTTCTTACCTTCTTTGGTCAGCGTGTACCACAGCGTTTTCGAGCATTCACTGGACTTGAAGTGGTGTGCATGGACAAGCCCCTCGCGGCGGAGTTTTTCGAGCGCGTGTCTGATCTGGCTCTTGGTCAGGTAAGGATAGAGTTCGCCGAACTCTCTCGCCGACTTGCGCATCCAGTACTTGCCGTCATGCCGCTTCTCGCCGTTGGTCTGCGCAGCCTGAACCATGTAGTCGATGTGTCCGAGCACCAGAGCGCAGGGTATGCCGTACTTTGTGGCAATGTCCACTCTGAATCTGTGGTATTCGCTCATGGTGGCCTCCTACTTTAGAAGGGGAGTTCATCGTCATCCACTTCTTGAAAGTCGTTCATGTTCATCTGCCGACCTTGCTGCGCCGGGGGAGTGGATGGCTCCGGCGGTGCGTTCGGCGCGTCAGCCGGTCGCCCGTCGCCACTCTCGCGGCTGCCGAGCGCCTCCACGCTGTCGGCGATGATCTCCGTCACATATCGCTTCGAGCCGTCCTGGGCGTCGTAGCTGCGGACTTGGATCGAGCCCTCCACGGCGACCTTGCGGCCTTTCAGCAGATACCTGTTGCAGAAGTCGGCGGTCGATCTCCACGCGACGATCGTGAGGAAGTCGGCTTCACGCACACCCTGCGCATTGGCGAATCTCCGCTGAACGGCCAGCCGGAAGGTGGAGCGGGAGATACCGCTCTGCGTGGTAAACGCCTCCGGGTCGTTGGCGAGATTGCCGATCAGTATCACCTTGTTCAATGTTTCCTTGCCTCCTTACAAATTCTCACTACCTGCTTGCACTGCTCGACATCCATCAGCCGGATTCGTGCCGCCTCTGCCGGAATGCCCATCTCGTCGGCCAGCCATTCGTAGGCTGCGCGGATGGTGCGGCGCTCCTTGCCGAGCACGAACGGGTCAAAGGCGATGTGTGCCAGCCGTCTCCAGCGTTTCAGCTCGTCAGTCATGGCGGTGTCAGTCCCTCCAGCTCTCTGATCTGATCGGGCGTCATGGTTTCGATGCCCAGCTCTTTCGCCTCGGAGACAGTCCCGTCGATCAGGCGGGACATCTCCGCGCTGTCCATGTCGTGTGTGTGCTTATACAGCAGGTAGCATCTGTAGGTCTTGCCGTTGAGTTCCATAGTCTTGAAGCATCGGGTGTATGGGTAGACCTTGTCCACATCTGCGCCGGCGGGGAGCATGGCACCGTAGGGGATGCCGTTCTCGTCTGTCTCTACAGTGCCGTACTTGACCACCAGCTCCCGCTTCACCTCATCGTCGGACGAGCCGACTGTGGTGGCGATCTTGTTCACCAGCACATGAAAGTATGCGTTGGCATCCAGAGATCGCGGTTTGCGGTACCTCTTCATATCCGCGCTGATCTCATGCTCATGGAGATCGTCGAACATCCCGCGTAGATCTGCGGCGGTTTGGATGGTCAGTCGCTGCTCGCCGTTCGCCAACAGGACATGGTCGACCAGTCGGCCTTTGAACTTCATACCTGCCACCGCTCCGTGAAGATGTCCATGAGCCCTTCGGCCTTGAGGTATTCCAGAAAGTCGTGGATGATCTCGTGGATGTCAGGGGACTGGTCGCGCTGGTAGGTCTCGATGTACACATCCTCGCCGTCGCTGGCGAGATACTGGAACTCCCGCGCCTCCGGCACGAGGTAGAGGTAGGCAGGATGCTGTGTGCAATTCAGCCACTTACCTGCGACGTCGGTGTTGTCGTTGCTCAACTTCTTGTTGAGGAACTTCACATCGTAGATGATTCCAGCTTTGAGCGCGTCGAGTACACCTTTCAGCAGATAGGTGGTGCCGTCCACTTCGATGGGGCGGGTGATCGTCATCTGAATCTGCGCCCCGCGGATGATGTCGGCGATCGCCAGAGCGCCGGTGCGCCAGTTGGCATCCTTGCGGATGGTCTTGCCTTCGGCTGCGCGGTAGACGCGCTCCTCGAAGTCCAGACCATTCATCATGGCCTCGGTAGGCTCGGTCTGCTCCCGACGCAGCGTCCGCAAGAAGTCCTCATAGGCCGCTTCGGTGTCATAGGCGTTGAAGATGTACCGCCATGCCTCCAGCAGCGTCTTGGTGATGTGTACCACGTCACTCACCATCCCTGGCGACGTATGCCTTCGCCTTGCCGTCGTACTTGAGCCCCAGCTCCTTCGCTTTGGCGTTGAGCATGGCTCCGGACTCCTTCTTGCTGGTGAGCGCGTGGGTGAGATCGGAGATCTGCGCCAGCGCCATGTTGGCGGTCTCGACATCCGTCACGGCTTCGAGGATCGCCTTCACGTCGCCGATGGTCTCCTCGTACTGCTTCATCTGCTCGGAGAGCACCTTCGTCTCCTCGATGATGCTCTTCCGCGCCTGCTCGAACAATCGCGTCATGAGGTCATTCGGCTGGCCTTCTGTGAGCTGCGGGACCGCGATCTGACCGACGATGCCGTGGGTGCCCTTGGCGAAGTAGTCATCGGTCGGCGTGAAGCACAGTTTGCGCTCATTGTTGACCATCTGGAGGTAGCCACCGAAGTCGCAGCTATTCCAGACGGTGTTCCGCGCTGCGCCCTCGCACATCAGGCGCTGGACGGGATTGCCGTCCTTGTCCATCTTCTCCTCGGAGTGGAACACATAGATCACGTTCTTCTTCTTGACCTTCGTGATCTTCTCGGAGAAGGCCGCAAACTCGCTCTTTGCGTAGCCGAACATCTTAAGCGTGTTCGGAGTGCCTTTCATGGTCTTCGCGTCCTTCTTGGTGCGGAATGCCCAGTCCTTGAGGTAGGACACGAAGCTGCCGCCGGTGTCGATGACGATGGTCTCGAACTCGTCCATCTCCGGGGAGTCGATATCCTTGAGCACCTCCTCGTAGGTGCTGCACATGATCGTCGGCACGCGGTGCGCTGCCGCCACGCGAGAGACGCCGTTGTCGAAGTCGATCAGGACGGGCTTCGGTGCGCTGATCGCCAGCGTGGTCTTGCCCATGCCGGGGCTGCCGTAGATGATCGCGCTGAAGTTCTGCTTGGTGAAGTCCATGTTCTCAGGTCTGGTGATTGCCATGCTTATTCTCCTTTCTGTCAGCCGTGGCGAACTGCCACAGCACATCCTCGATGTTGTACAGCTCCGTGAGCTGCTGGGTCAGGTTGATGGCCTGCTTGCTCTGGTTGATCTCGCCGATGGCGTCCCAGAGCAGGCTCCGAGCCTTCATGAGGTGCTCGGCCTCGTCGCGCCCCTTACTCGACGAATGAGTGGTGGCAGAACGGGCAGCCGGTGACGAGCCTGACGCTGGCCTCCTCGACTGTGATCCCGCCGCTGATCCCCTTTTCGGGATTCGGTGCGCGGTAGATGTTCGCGTTGCAGCTGTAGCAGCGACCATCCCGCGGTGCAAAGTGTGGAGCATCGATCTCATTACAGTGCGCCTCCTGCGCTTTTGCGGCCTTGATAGGGTCGTAGGTCTTGCTCATTCTTCCACCTCCGGCGCATCCTCCGTGGCTTCAACCAGCTCACCATCCTGGAGCTTGTACCATGTATCGGCCTTGATGATCTCGCCATCTACCTGTACGACCT